TCCCAGACCTGAGCCCAGACCTGAGCCCCGACCTGAGCCCGGACCTGAGCCCAGACCTGATCCCCGACCTGATCCCAGACCTGATCCCAGACCTGATCCCGGACCTGAGCCCAGACCTGAGCCCCGACCTGAGCCCGGACCTGAGCCCAGACCTGAGCCCAGACCTGATCCCCGACCTGATCCCAGACCTGATCCCAGACCTGAGCCCAGACCTGAGCCCGGACCTGATCCCAGACCTGAGCCCGGACCTGATCCCAGACCTGAGCCCCGACCTGAGCCCAGACGCTCTCTCCAATACGAGTACCCTTGAGGATCGCTGCGCCAATTGCCCCCTCCATCGGCGAGGCGAGGCGGATGAACAATTTGGGGGCTGGAAGGCCAGCCACGGCATATGCGTCCCGCGCGGCCTGTTCGGCGGCGTCGAAGTCGGCCGGTTCGGTCGACAGCCCGATGCGCAGGAATTCGTCACGGATCGCGGGAATTCGGGCTTCCTGTTCCGGCGTGAGTTTGGTGAGAAGCTTTGCCATTGTGGGTTTCCAAAAATTCGGTGAAGTGATCAGGCAGCGCGGCGCTCGCCGAACGTGCCGTTGCGAACGGCATCGAGATCAGCGAGGAAGGCCTTGCGTTCGTCCTTGGTGGAGTAGCTGAAGAACAGCTTCTTCCCGGCTTCCTGCTTCGCGATCCACTGGCGCATCGCATTGGAAGCGCCGACCACAGTGGCGTTGAGACCGACGCCGAATTCCTTGGCGACGCGGCGGAAGGCGTCGCAGTCGTTGTCACCGCGCTCGCGCTTCATCTTCAGGACATCGCGCAGGAAGGTCGGAGCGGTCGGCGCAAACGTCAGCGCGTCGATGATGCCGTCTCGTGTGCGGGAAAGGTCTGCCACGTTGCTTCTCCCCTTCGGTGCGGCGGTTGCCGGCGGTGATGGGGAGAACAATAGGTAATTTCCTATCAATAGGCAATAGGAAAAAACCTACCAATAGGAATTTCTCTTGCCCGCCTCTCCAGCCTTGCGAATCAGGGGCGGGATAGCGCGCTCAATCGCTTCAGGGTCTGAAAACGAATTTGAGCTACAGAGCAGGGAGAGGAGAGGGATGGCTGATCTGGAAAATCGTCATGCGGCCATCTGGGCTGCAATCGACGCAATCGCGGAGCGAAAAGGCATTTCGCCCTCGAATCGCTGAGCCAACCGCTAAATAGCGCTAAATTAAACCCGTACCGCTGTCAAAGCCCCGCGCCTAAGCCGCCTTCTCCCAATCGGACTGCGGTTTCTTCGCCATCTGGCCTCCCAAGGCTATTTGCCCAGCCTACCCAGCCCGTTTCGCGGCGCAAGTGATTTGCCCTTCGTCAAGCCGGGCGTGTCAGGAATCATCGTCTGCCCGCCATCCTCCTGAAGGTACTTGTCAGGAGCCTCGGTGGGCGGATACCTGGCCACCCCATTGACTCAGCGTCATAGGACATCGTTCCTATAGAACCTTCCATAACAAACGCTACGGGAGGCGAGTATGAGTGCAATGTTCGTAATTCAGAGCTTCCGCCAGGGTGAACGTGGCCGGTTGCTCGCAGACAGTCCAGTTCAGGCCAACAACACCAACCACGCCCGACGCATGGCCGAAAGGCTGGCGCAGCACAAGGCGCTGGTCGTCGCCTTCACGCGCGAGGGCAATCCCAAAACCGGAGAGTACGAGGAGGCGAAACTGATCGAGGCCTTCGGCGCCGATATTCCCGAGGAAGTTCGGGAAATGCCGCGTGCTTGAGGGGGATGGAATGGCGAGCGAGAGTTTAGCAAGGCGTTATAGGCCGAAATACAAAACCCGAAACGAGGAGATCGTTGCCGGCCTACGCGAGGCGGCAGGGGCCGGGCCGCCGATTGATCCTCATATGCGCGTCAAGAAGTTGACCGCTGAGGTTGCCGTCCTGATGGCGTTGATTCATGGCGGGGATTGGATGGTTCAAGTGGATCATCAAGAAGGTTTTGTTCTGGTGGTACCACGCCCGACTTAAGAAACCCGCTCCTGATCACTGCCATCAACCTAGGGAGAAGCTTATGGTCGACGCCAAACGCAATTAATGCGGCGCGAAGGCGGGCCTCCGCGTCTATCGAGCGCTCGCTGTCCGACGAAGCTTCTGCCTCCTTTTCCTTCAGGATGCGCTCTATCGTGTCGATCTGCTCATCATACAGTCGTTTTGGGGACCGCTTTGTAACGAACTGCTGGACGAACGTCTGATTCTGATTCAGAGCCTCTGAAATCTCTTTATACGTCACAACCCCCTCCACTTTGACGGCCTTTATCAGCCGCCTGCGAAGGGCCTCCATCTGTATTTCTATGGCGGTATCTACCATGCATGAGGCATCACAAAATTCCTTCCTATCGTCCAATAGGAAATTCCCTCTTGATTGGTAGGGAATTTCCTATTATTGGTAGGGAATGTCCGAACTTGAACGCTTCCGTGAAACCATAGAGCGCTTCATCGCCGAGCGAGGGATGAACCCGACGCAATTCGGCAAGGAATACGCTAGCGACCCCCGGTTTGTGTTCCAGCTTCGCGCTGGCCGCGAACCGCGCGAAGCCACCCGCGTCAAAGTGCTTGAGGCCATGTTCACCCCTCAACCAGAAGGGGTGGCGCAATGAGCGCTGCGGCGGAGAAGCATCGCGAGGCGGCGCGAGATTTGTTGGAGGACTCGCTCTTCCGTCCATTCCGAACCGACGCGCACGCCGAAATCATCGCAGCCGCGCTCGCCAATGCTGAACGCGAAGGCTTGAAGCGCGCGGCTGAGATAGTCGCTGCGCATGACTGGCCGTATACGAACACCCGCGATCCAATGAGCGCGGTGCAAGAGGCCGCAGTCAATCAGGTATGTCACGACATTCGCGCCACCATCCTTTCCGAAGCAGGGGAGGACGAATAGATGGCCGACGAAGCGCTTCAAGACCTGACAAACCGGATTGCGGAAATGGGTTCCGGTCGCGAATCTCACCTTCCTCGCCCCCGCCGTTACATGCTTGACCGCATGGAGGGGCAAGAGCCAGGATACCCATTCCGCACGAACATCCCGCCCCGTGCGAGGGCAGGCAGGGACGTGGAGGATGCCCGATTCTGGCTGCGAATTGTAGCGCCGGTCGCGTTCGCTGCTGGCTACGGCGATGACGATCAGGACGAGCGGAAGACGCTCATGTGGTCTTGTCGGCTGCTGGGTCTTCCGTGGGGTGAGATTACGAAAGCGATCAATGACTGCCGGCGCTTCGGATTTGACGCGGCTGCCGCCGTTTGGGCGGAGCGAATGCGTCCTGTCGATGGTCGGTACGTCGGGCACGTCTATACGGCTCAAGCAGACGGATACCCGGAGGTCGTCAAGGTCGGGTTCTCCACGCAGCCAGAGAAGCGAGTGAAGGCCCTTTCGCGTCTGCACGGCGTCAAGATCGGCCTCGTATCCTACACCCCTGGCACGATTCTCCACGAGTGGGCCCTGCATCAACTGCTGCGGCATTCGGTGGCCCCGGAATGGTACCGGGCTCATGCGGTCCCGGCATGGCTTCTCGGAAGGGAAGCAGTCAGGGAGACCGCCTAGATGCCCGTCACAGCCCAGATGCTCCGTAACATCATGACGGAAGCGCGCCCGATCATCGAGCGTCAGATGAACGACGCGAAGACCGTCGCTGGGTTCCGCGAGATCATCGCGTCGAACGGTGGCGACTGGTCCGCGCTCAAGGCACTGATCAAGGCCCACGTTGAGGACGAGAACGACGACGCCGGCGACGGCAAACGCGTGAAGAAGATTCTCGACAAGGCTGACAGCTCGTCCGCCTACGCCGACATGCTCGGCTTGGCGAAGATGAACGAAGAAAATTTTTCTGCCGGCCAGTCCTACGCCGACCAGAAGGGCAGGGGCGAAGCCAAACTTGTCGAGACCATCGTCAAAGGCGTCCAGACGGAGATCGGCCGCAAGGCATTGGTAACCGCCCTGGACATCATGATCGACTCGGAAACCGGCGAGGTCATCGAAGACGAGCCGGAGACGGCAACGGAATCGGGCACCGCAGCACAAGTACGCAGCGATGGCTTTGCGCCTTTCACCTCGCCTGCTGGAACGGCTGACGGTGTTAGCGCCAAGCTCGCGGCGGGCTTGGCCGATGAAATCGCGCGCAAAGATCACCAATCCGTCAGCCCCTCCTCCCCTGACGGTTCCGCGTTTACCGAGAGCGCGGCGGGCAAAGTCTCGGAACTGGCTCAGCCATCCCCTCCCAAGCAGGCTGAGCCGATCAAAGCCGGGGAGGGCGTCCCTCCGTCCTCCCCGGCGATCCTTTCCGATGAAGAAGTCGTGCCGGCGTTCATGAAGGACAAGCAGTCGAGGGAGGCAGCGTAGATGTCCCTCGCGCACCAGATCATGCCGGTGGCAAATGTTGATCGCGTTGAGCACACTCCGCCATCTGGCGTGAGGTGGCACCCTTACGCAGACATCTTTCCGTGGATCGAGGGGCCTGCATTCAAGGAACTCGTCGAGGACGTGCGCCAGAACGGCGTGTTGGAGCCAATCGTATTCCTTGACGGCGCAATCCTCGACGGGCGCAACCGCTACATGGCGGCGCGAGAGGCGGGCGTCGAATACCCTCGCGTTGAATACACCGGCGACGATCCGCTGGGGTTCGTCATCTCGCACAACCTGACGCGCCGGCATCTCGACGCCGGACAGCGCGCGATGGTGGCCAGCCGAATTGCCAAGCTTCCTCGCGGTCGACCGTCGGGAAATACCGAAATTTCGGCTATTGTTCCGACGCAGGAGCAAGCGGCTCGGCTGATGAATGTCAGCACCGACAGCATCCAGTTTGCGCGGAAGGTTGAGGAAAACGGCGCGCCGGAACTCATCGCCGCTGTTGATGCCGGCGAAGCCTCCATATCCGCTGCCGCTCTCGTGGCCACTCTGCCGAAAGAAGAACAGGCAGAGATTGCCTCCATGGGCGGGAAGGCGGTTGCGGATGCGGCGCGGGAAATCCGCGAAGGCAAGCACGTCAGGGGCACCTTCGGCACCGGCGAGAACGAATGGTACACGCCGGAGCAGCACATCGAACTGGCGCGGCAGGTTCTCGGCACAATCGAGCTTGATCCGGCGTCGAGCCACGTCGCCAACCAGACGGTGAAGGCCGAGCGATTTTTCAGCCAGGAGACGAACGGCCTCGAAAAAGAATGGGCCGGAAATGTCTGGCTTAACCCGCCCTATGCACAGCCTGCCATTGCCCAGTTCGCCGACAAGATGGTTGCAGAATGGCAGTCGGGCCGTGTCACGGCCGCTATCGTCCTGACGCACAACTACACCGATACAGCATGGTTCCAGACGCTTGCTCGGGCCGCCGCCGCAATCTGCTTCACTCGGGGCAGGGTGCGTTTCGTCTCCCCCGCCGGTGAGCTTGCGGCTCCGACGCAGGGCCAGGCATTCTTCTACTTCGGCCCTGAGACCGACATCTTTGCCGATGTTTTCGGGCAGATCGGATTTGTCGCGGAGGTTCGCCAATGAACGCCGCCGGATACAACCCGATGCGTTGGCAGTGCTCAGAGCGCGGTTGCTACAACGTAAAGCACCGGCCGAAGATCGAGTATTTCGCCGTGGCACTTCCCGGCAAGATCGCGATGACGGACGTTGACGCGACGACGGAAGTGAACGGCCACTTTCTGTTTCTCGAATGGAAGTCCGGGGAGCCGCGCGACTTGCCGACTGGACAGCGTATCTATGCGCAGCGGCTGACATTGCTCTCAGAAAAAATCACATACGTCGTTGTCTGCGGCGATGCCGAGACGATGGAAGTGAAGGCCGTCCTGCCCGTTGCCAAAGGCAAGCTTTACGCTTGGCAGTCCTGTGACCTTGAGGGGTTGTTCGATCGCATCAAGCGCTGGTCCACGAAGGCGAGAATCCAAATTGTAGCGAGGGCCGCCTGATGCCATTCCTCGCGCGCCTCCTATCCCTGTTTCGCCGTCCTCTCATCGATCAATCGCATGAGCACGTCGACGCGCTCGACCTCATCCCGGCCCAGCCGAACTGGCTGGAGCAGGTCGCCAGAAACGCGGGGGTGTGACGATGGAGCATTGTCATTCGCGGCAATCAGCCATCCGCGTCCGTGCGGGCTCATTCTCGTTCTGCATCCTTCGCAACAATTGCGGGCCGGCCTACGGTAGGGACTTCATCGACCGGCCCGCGCGCCCCTGCGGACTTGGGCGCATCTGCAATTTGAGCGGTTCTCTCAACCGCTGGTCTTCCCGCGTGTCTCAGGTCCTGCAAGACGCGACGCGCGATCTTTCCAAGCTGTTCCGGTCCTTTCGCTCTGCGGTTCGTCATGCCGATGAACCTACGAGAGGACTGGAAGCATGGCGTACCCAAAATCGGGGAATCTCACACCCATGAGTGTCGTTGACGCGAGCACCTACGCTCGGGAGATGGTGCGGCTTGAAGCAAGCCGCGTCGGCAATGCCGATGTCGCCATGTCCCGGTTGGAGGCCAAGTACGGCATCAGCCGGTGGCAACTGGATCATCTCCGAAAGAACAAGGCCAAGACGTGCGACGTGTCTCTGTACGCGCGCATCAGGGCGGCATACATCGATCTGTGCGAGCGCCAGGTCACCAAACTCCAGCATGAAATCTCCATCGAGAAGGCCCTGAACGCGGATGACGCTCTTGAGGATTTGGAGCGCGAGGCTCGCAGTCTGGCTGCGCGCATTGCGGCGAAAAAGGAAGCGAGGAGGGCAATGAAATGAGTTTGTTCCGAAAGAAGCCAGCGCCAGCACTCCCCGCTGCATTTACGCCGGCTGTGTCGAAGCCGCGCCCGCTTCTGATCGTCAAACGGGAAGCTCTCGATAAGGAAGACCTCGACCTCCATGCGTCGAGAGCCAAGCGCGTTGCTGATGCTGAGAACTACCGCCGCTTGGCCGATCTGGCTGATGCCGATGTCCGGGATATCGACGCTGCGCTTTCCGCCAATGCCGAGTGTCGGGCGAAGATCGACGCCTACGAGGCAGAGAAGATGAAAGCGCTGGACGCGCTTCTCGACATTGAGATGGGCGAACAAATCAACGCGCTCAACGTCATCGCCGAGCCCATCGAAGCCAAACCCGAGAAATTCAAGGAGGCGGCGGAGTAGATGGCCTACGCCGATTTCCTCGACAGCAAGACACGAAAGGCTGACAGTCGCGGGCTTCAAGCGCTGCCCGTACTGGCGCCCCATCTGTTCCCCTTTCAGGCGTCGTGTGTCGAACATCATCTGCGCGTTGGATCGGCAGGCTGTTTCCTGGACACCGGCCTCGGTAAGACGGAAGTGCAGCTTGAGTTCTGCCAGAAGGCGATGGAGGCGACGAACCTCACGCCCATCTACTGGACGCCGCTTGCCGTCGCGGGGCAAACCCGCCGCCGTGCAGAGAAGTGGGGATATGAAGCCGTCGTTATCCGTGACCAGTCGGAAGCGAAGCGCGGCGTCATCAATATCTGCAACTATGATCGCCGTGGCAAAATCGATCCAGATTTCTTTGGCGTTGTTTCGTGTGACGAGGCGTCGATATTCAAGAGTTTCACCGGGACTACCCGTCGCGAACTCGCCGAAGCACACAAGGGCGCTCGATTCAAGCTTGTGGCGTCGGCAACGCCAGCTCCAAACGATCACATGGAGTTCGGCTCATATGCTGAATTCTGCGAGATCATGGCATCGAACGAGATGCTGTCCCGGTTCTTTATCAACGACACGTCCTCAGCCTCTCAGAAATGGCGGTTGAAGGGTCATGCTGTTCAGCCGTTCTGGGATTGGATGGCCTCATGGTCGCGAATGGCGGAGCGCCCTTCGGATCTTGGCGACAACCTTAGCGACGCCCGCTATCAACTCCCCGGCTTTGAGATCGTCCGGCACATGGCGCAGGCGGTCAAGGTCAAAACAGATGCGAACGATCTGTTTGGTGAATTGTCGATGTCCGCGACAAGCATGCACGATATCAAGCGTCAGACGGCTGAGGCCCGCGCAGAAACCATTGCAACCGCAATTGCCGCCGATCCAGACGAGCCATGGGTGATATGGGCCGATACCAATTATGAGGCTGACGCCCTGATGGCATCCATACCGAATGCCATCGAGGTTCGCGGCGACCAGTCGATAGACGAGAAGGAAGAGAAGCTGGAAGGTTTCGGCAAGGGCGAGTTCAAACGCCTGATCGCCAAGCCGTCCATGTGCTTCGGTCTCGACTGGCCTTTCTGTGCAAGGATGGCCTTTGCCGGACGATCTTACTCATATGAGACCTGGTATCAGGCTATCCGGAGATGCGTCCGCTACGGCCAGACGCGCAAGCTCAAGGTCCATCTGGCGATTGCCGATGGGGAAATGGCAACCGGCGATGTGATCGACCGGAAGGCCGCCGACCACCACAAGATGAAGCAGGCGATGCGCGAGGCCATGAGGCGCGCGCAAGGGCGGTCATCCGCCAGCAAGGTCGCCTATCTCCCCACAAACACGACGAGGTTGCCCGCATGGATATCCGCTGCCTGAATTCCGCGTCCGGAGACAACTGGCACGCGATCAACGGCGATTGCGTTGATGTGCTGATGCAGATGCCGGACAACAGCATCGATTTCAGCGTGTATTCCCCGCCGTTTGGCTCGCTCTTTGTCTATTCTGAGAGTGCCGCTGATATGGGCAACAGCACCGACGAGGAATTCTCGAAGCACTATTCGTGGATGGTGCAGGAAAAATTCCGGGTCACAAAGCCGGGTCGGTTAACCGCCGTCCATTGCTCCGACCTTCCCATGACCAAATGGAAAGACGGGGCTGTCGGCATCAAGGATTTCTCCGGTCAGATCATCCAGATCCATGAAGATGCAGGATGGGTGTTCCACTCCCGCCGCACCATCTGGAAATCTCCGGTCACCGAGATGACCCGCACCAAGCATGTCGGGCTCGTCTACGGCCAGTTGATCAAGGATAGCGCGAAGTCGCGCGGCGGTATGCCCGATTATCTGATGACCTTCGTAAAGCCTGGCGAGAACGTCGAGCCTATCGAACATGACATGGACGAGGCAACGGCCCTAAGGCTCGGCCGCAAGCGGAAGCCCGGTCACCACATATTCTCTCTCGAACAGTGGCAGGAATGGGCGTCTCCGGTCTGGATGAGTATTGACCAGTCCAATGTTCTCAACGTCGAGATGGCTCGCGAGGCCGGTGACGAGCGCCATCTTTGCCCGCTCCAACTAGACGTGATCGAGCGCGCGCTGATCATGTGGAGCAACCCAGGAAATGTGGTCCTCTCACCTTTCATGGGTATCGGCTCCGAAGGCGTCATGAGCCTTCGCCACGGCCGGAAGTTCATCGGGACGGAACTCAAGGAAAGCTATTGGCGTCAGGCCTGCCGGTATCTCGACGCAGAAGATCGGCAGGGAGATTTGCTGCGGGGTGCCGCATGACCCGCGCGCTCGCTTTCCTGACTATTCCGATGGCAGTCGTGCTGCCTGTGATGGCCCACGAAGCGCCGACAGGCTGGCGCTACGGATGGGAGTGCTGCTCCAATCAGGACTGTAGGCAACTGGCCGGCAGCGAAGTGGAGGAAGGCCCGGTTGGGTATCGCATCAGGCTGACGGGCGAGATCATCCCGTACAGCGACGCGCGCATAAAGCTCTCCAAGGACGAGTTCTTTCATCAATGCACGCCGGGTGGCGTGATCGACGCCATCCGCTCCATTTGCCTCTACGTTCCAGATCGGGGCTACTGATGACGCTCTCGATAGAACTCGTTCCGCTCAGGCTCTTTTCGGCCCGCATTGCGGACGGCTGGACGATGGTCCCCGGCTATCCTCTGAAGCCCGGCGATTGGGCCGTCACTATGGCCCCTCCGGGATGGATTCCAAATCTCGGAAAGAACACGAAGCGCGGGGCGAAGTCGGCCCTCGCGACGAAGACGACGAAGCGGGAGGCGCAACTCGCATGACCCGCATGTCCGCCGCCGAATACCGGGCTGGCAAGTCAAAGACTGAGAAGCCGAAGAAATTCCGAAACGAACCCATTGTGGTGGACGGACGGCGGTACGCGTCCAAGCGCGAGGCTGCCTACTGCGAGGAACTGATCCAGCTTGAGAAGGCCGGCAGGATAGGCGGCCTCGAATTGCAGAAGCGGTTTCCGCTCCTGGGGCCCACCGGGGAGGTGATCTGCGTCTACGTCGCGGACGCTGCATTCTTCGACCATGAGCAGGGCCGCTTGCGCGTCATAGACGTAAAAGGTGCGCCCGAAACCGAGGCCTTCAAGCTCAAGCGCAAGATGATGCGCGTGCTCAAGGGCATCGAGGTGGAGGTGGTGCGCTAATGGCGGCGATCTCTGTTGATAACATGTGGAAAATGAAGCTTGGGGTAATGAAATTACCCTGTGAATTCCGGGTAATAGAGCCACTTTATTTTCAAAGACCATCAAAGCGGGTGTATTTGGAATGTCGTGTTTCCGCAGTCTGTGGAGAACGGCATTGAGCGCCGACATCATCGACATCAACGAGCGAGCCCGTGAGGCGTGGGAAGCGTTCCTTGTTGCGAAGGAGCGGGCACACCACACTGGCGACTTTCACGACGGGCTCAAGGCTCGTCGCGCATGGCGAACCTTCCTCAATTTCTCATCTGGCGACCCTCTTGATCGGCCGCTGGCGATAGTTGGCAAGGAGCAAGCGAAGCCATGACGCAGCGGCCTACGATCATGAGATTGCCGACGACGCCAGAAGGGCGGCAGGCGCTGAGAGACCATTTGTTCATCTTGCGAACGAATGGCGTGTCTCCGCTCGATTGTGAGTGCAACGAAGTTGACTGGGACGAGGTAGGCAAGGCGGTCGCCTCTCTGCCTGAAAGCTACTGGAGCGAGGTAAGATGAACGGACTCCCTTACTACAAAGCGTACCCTCGCGATTTCATCGAAGGCACAATCGGGATGCCATTCGAGGTGAAGTGCGCGTATCGCGTAATTCTCGACCTGATCTACATGCAGGCGGGCAATCTTCCAGACGATCCACGCTACCTTTCCGGGCTTCTTGGATGCTCGGTCCGCAAGTGGAAAGCTGTTCGCGAAACGCTGATCCAGGCCGGTAAGCTTGTGGTGATCGGAGAGTTTCTGACGAATTATCGCGCACTTTCGGAGATCGAAACTCTCACGAAACTTCAAGATAAACAACGTGAAAACAGAAGCAGGCCTAACAAAATCAAGGAGATAGAATCTCCACGGTTCGACCATACAGAACCAGAACCAGAACCAGAATTAGAAGATAGTTCTGAGAAGACAGAGAATATCATCAACCAAGAACCGGCTGACGCCGGCTTCGTCGGGGATGATCGGTACGCATTCAGCGGGCAAACGATCAAGCTGACTGGCAAGGATTTGAACCAGTGGCGATCATCCTACGCCCATCTGTCGCTGGAGGCGGAATTGCTATCGCTCGACCTGTGGGCCGGCGAAGTGAAGGCCGGGGGCGGTAACTGGTTCCGGGCGGTCTCGAACAGCTTGGCGAAAAAAGAGCGCGAAATCGTGAGCCGCATCCATTTGGCGTCGATCCCGAAGGCGATGGATCGGCGGTTGGCGCCGGACCCACGGATATGAAAACCGCCGCCGAAATCCTGAACGCCAACGGAATCATACTCAAGCGCCATGTCGACGGAAACCAGAAATCAACCTGCCCCAGATGTTCGCACACCCGGCGCAATAAACGAGAGCCTTGCCTTTCCGTCGAGATCGGCCGGCTCGGGGTTCGATTCAACTGCCACCATTGCGGCTGGCACGGTGGAGAATACTACGAGGGTGGGGAATTTCGCACTGAAGGCGCTCCAGTCGCGAGGCATCGACCCCGAAACCGTCGCCCGCTTGAGCATCTATACCGGTAGATCGGTGGCTGGAGAGGACGGGGAATCGCACGTCGTGCCGGACGAGAACGGCAACATCGTCGTGTTCCCCTTCATCGAACGCGGTTCGATTGTAGCCGAGAAGTACCGAGCCGCAGGCAAGAAATTCTGGCAGCGAAAGGATGGTCGCCGCACCTTCTGGAACGCAGACGTTCTCGATGACCCGGCATTGGATCATTACCCGCTGATTATCACCGAGGGCGAGATCGATGCCATCACGGCGATTGATTGCGGTTTCCCGCTTACCGTCTCGGTGCCGGACGGTGCGCCGGCAGTACGCGATGGGGAAGACCCGGAGGAGCTGGCCGAGGCAGACCCTGAGCGTGAACGGGATGGGAAATTCGAGTTCGTCTGGAACAACCGCGACCGCATCAAGCGCATCAAGCGCTTCATTCTGGCGGTCGATAGTGATGGTCCGGGCCGGCGGCTTGCCGCAGAACTGAAGCGGCGCCTGTCTGCTTCTCGATGCATGTTCGTGGTCTACCCGGAGGGGTGCAAGGACCTCAACGACGTGCTGATGAAGCACGGGCGCGATGCGGTGACGCAGTGTCTGAATGAGGCCCGTCCTTACCCGGTGAAAGGTCTCTATCGCCTCAGCGACTATCCGGACATTGGCGAGCCTCGGACGTACTCCACGGGTTGGGCAGAACTCGATGATTGCCTGAAGCCGTGGCTGGGCGAGTTGATGGTGGTGACGGGCATACCGGGTCACGGCAAGTCAACCTGGGTGATGAACCTCTGTGTCAATCTGGCTCGCACGCATGGCTGGGTTTGCGCGGTGGCCTCATTCGAGATTCCCACGGTCCCGGCGCTGCGCTTCAAGCTGAGGCTGGCGGTTACGGGAGCCGGCAAGGAGCGCTGGCACCGTCAGATGATCGAAGAGGCGGACGGGTTCATTCAGGATCATTTCGTTTTCATTGACGATGACCCGACTGGCGGTGGCGACGAAGACTTGACGCTGGAGTGGCTGCTAGATCGCGCTGCGGATGCCGTGCTGCGTGACGGGATCAAGGTCCTAGTGATCGATCCGTGGAATGAAGTCGAGCACGCTCGACCCAAGGGTGAAAGCGAGACGCAATATGTAAATCGCGCGCTCCGGAGCATCAGGCGGTTTGCCCTCCGATACGACGTCCTCGCCATCGTCGTCGTGCACCCCACGAAGGAAGTCGGCAAGGACGGCAATAGCCGGGTCCCTACGCTGTACGATTGCGAGGGCTCTGCCGCGTGGTTCAACAAGCCGGATCATGGAGTGGTGATCGACGTCCCGAATCCGGTCCAGAACGAGACGGTCGTTTGGGTCAAGAAGGCGCGCTTCTCGTGGTCCGGGCGGAAGGGTGATGTGACGCTCGAATATATCCCCGAGACTGAAGGCTATCGCGGAATCGGCGGGGTGACCCCGCTGTGGAAGATAGCCAGTAATTCCGAGGCAGCATGATCATGAGAAGCTACCAGAGACCTTTTGTGGCCGCAAACGACAACAGGCGACCGAAAGAGGCCGCATAGATGTTCGCCGTATCCACCAGACACACAGACGCCGGCGCACAACGCCTTGCGAATGATCGCCGGTCCACACCACGACGCGATGCGCTGATTGCCGCGTCGCGGGAATGGGAGCGCAAGCAGAAAGAGGCTGCCGAAGCGAGACGTCGCGCCGAATATCGTCGTGAGTTGGCTATCGCGGCCATGGAGCGCGCGATCCCGAAGCCTCGCCCATCAACGCCGTTCGATGCGCGCAATCTCATTGGCCGGGTCGCGGCATGGCATGGATTTACGGTCGATGATGTGCTCGGCCCTTCACGCGCTCGACCTCTCGTCCAGGCTCGGTTCGATGCGGTCGCGGCCGTCAAAATGGCCTATCCGGGAATGTCGCTCCCCATGCTGGGCCGGCTGTTCAAGAGAGACCATACCAGCATTCTTGCGGCCTTGAGGAAAAGGGGCCTCAAGTGATTGATTTTTCACCGCAAAAAAGCGAGAATGGACGGGCTGATTTGGTGGTTCGAAGCACCAAGCCAGCCCTGACCGAACGAACCTGTAAGGAGGCTCGAATGGCTGTGCCATCACAAGCACGCGTGAATGAATATTTCAAGTACGACCCAGAGACGGGCCATCTGTACCTCAAAGAGCGACCTCGATCGGAATTTTCTCCGTTATGTTACGGGCGCCATATCAAGCGCATCGGGAAACTTGCGGGGAGTCCGAATAAACAGGGGTACATCAAAGTTATCGTCGATGGCACATACTATTCAGCCCACCGGATTGTGTGGCTGATTTGCTTTGGAGAATACCCCGCGTATCCCGCATACGAGATTGACCATATCAATGGCGATCGGTCAGACAACCGCATAGCCAATCTCCGGAAAGTCACGAAAAGCGACAATCAGAGAAATGCCGGGAAGCGCGTAAACAACACTTCTGGCGTCCATGGTGTGAACTGGAAGCCCAGATACAATTCAATCCCCGGCGACGGACGATGGGTAGCGCGCATCTGGAACGGACCGCGCCATATCTATCTTGGTCAGTTCAGAAGTCTTCGGGAAGCGGAGATTGCTCGCAAGGCGGCAGAGCGCGTTTTGGGGGTGACAGGGACTGATAGAGAGCCAATCGACCATAAGAAGCACGCGCTCCGAGTAAGGGGGCTTCGCTGATGTCCCGCCTCAGCCAGCGCGAGAGGGACGAGATCATCGCAGCCTACCGGGCCGGTGGAAACTCGGCCGACATAGGCCGCAAGTACGGGGTCAACCCGGGCTATGTCCGCAAGCTTGCAGCGAGGAACGGGGTAGCGCCGCGTCAGATCGTCGGTCCAAAGCCGCGTCCGCCAAGGCCAAAACCGAAACGCATTGCAAAGCCGACGCAGGCTCCCGATCCGCACGCCATCGGCTCCGGCCGCCGGAACGCCTCCGGTTATCTCAGACTGATGTGAGGTGGTGATGACCAAGATCGAGGAAGTCGCGAAGGCCATCTACGAGCGCCGCAATGGGCATGGCGCGAAGCCTTGGGCTCGTCTGCCGAAGTCGCATCAGGTGCCGTACATTGGCGACGCTCAGGCGGCTGTGGAAGTGATGCGGGACGACATCCTGAACGAGGCCGCGCGATGAGTTGGTACGAATCTGCCAAGGAGCACATCAGCCGCGTTCACAAGACCTTGCCGGATGACGTGTCGTTTGACGACAGGGTAAAGGCAATCCGGGAAGCCTATCCTTGGGGCGAGCGCAGAATGCATCCATACAAAATGTGGCTCAAGGCACAGCGGCAGTATCTCGCGCGCTATGAACCCGATTCTGAAAGCAAGCGCTTCCCGCTTTCTCCACTCGAACGGATGATGAGAAAAGCCAAAGAAAAAACCGCCACCGAATAACCCCGGCAGCGGCTGCAAATCAGTCCCGAACTATCCAATGCCGCACATAGCACAACAGGCGGCGAAACTCAAAAAAAGGGACTGTGGATGGGCAAGGCAAGGACGAAGGCGGATAAACTCCGGAGCAGGAGGGGCAGGCCCAAGCTGCCTCAAACCGAGCGGGAGCCGAACGGGCGCAAATCCCGTCGTCAAGCATCGGTGCAGAAATTCAATCATGACACGGAGATCGGCAATTTGAGCGTAGCAGTGGCTCGGCGCGTGCGGGAATATGGTCTGAAGGATACTCGCCTCAAGGGCGGCAAGATACTCACTGCCGAGGAGCAGGCGGCGGACCCTCGGCGCGGATATGCGCTAGGCCTGCTCTATCTGGACGGCAGGGTCACGGAGGACCAGCACGACGCCGGGCTGCGCTATGCCGAGGATATGGCGCGCTACTACGGCCTGACCGGCGTTACGTTCCCGAGCGCCAGGGCTCAAAACATCTTCGCTGTTCGCGGTGATGACGGGGAGGTCTCCGAAGGCCGCGCGGCGGCCGCTGCTGCCGCGCGGTGCAAAATGACCAAGCTTCGCGCGACGCTTCTTGACGTGGGCGACATCGATACGGGCCGGCGCGTCTGGCATGCGGTGATGGAGGTCGCGGTCATGGACAATCAGGCCTGCCGCATTTGGCCCGATCACATGATCGGCTACCTGCGTCGCGGGCTGAACAGGCTCTCCGATTTCTACGGAGGGAAGTCCGTTGGCTGAGCGAACGTTTCCGATTGAACAATTCTATCTGTCGGGGAGGTCTCAGAAAGGGCCGGTTGCGACGTGCCGCAAATGCGGAGTGAAAGAATACTTCCCGCGAGCCGGCGGCGCGATTTCCGCGCAGAAGTTCTTTCAGAACAAGGGCTGGGAACTGGGCCGAAGCCATCACATGGACGTGTGCCCGGAGCACAAGAAGCCCGTCCGCAAATATGAACCGAAACCGAAGGCAGAACCAGCGCCAATCATAAAGGTTGAGACAATGGCAGCAGAAACGCCGCGAACAATCAGCCGTGAGGACCGTAAGCGCATTCACGAGATGATCGGCCAGCACTACCTCGATGTAGGGTACGAGCCGCCATGGACCGACAAGCTCATTGCCGAAAACCTCAAGGTTCCGCAGGCGTGGGTGGCCGAGATCAGGGATGAGTTCTTCGGCGATGAGGGCAGCAACAATGAACTCGAAACGTTCAGGAGTGAAGCGGCTGCGTGGCTTGATGAATGGCGCAAATTGCAAGATGCACTCAAGCAGATGGATGCGCTTAGATTTCTTGGCCAAGGGCTGGACGATATGCGCAAGAAGATCGAGCGTGATCTTGTGGGTAAGGTGCGCAGCGGTTGACAGGTCCGGCGAACAGGATTAACTGTCAGCGTAGATATCGTCGCGAAATGCGACCGAAGAGCCCGCCAAGCGCGGGCCTTTTTGATTCTCCGGTGATTGATGGAAGCCAACACGGATCACGGTTCGGTTCTCGACGCTGACGAGTGCGCTATGATCACGATGAATGGCATGACCGAGATCGGGCTGATGCTGCCCGACACGGGAAGGTTGCCGGGCGGCGTGGTCCCCGACATGATGCTGTTTGTCACGGCTTGCGCGATCCGAGCGATGAAAGACCCATCTTTTATCGCGGAACAGCTTGAGTGGATGGCTTCTCAAAAGCCGAATTGATCGACATCCCAAGCATAGCGCTGAGGTAGCGAGCAAATCTCCCGCCACTGCGGGAAACGAGATGCGAGGCAGAGGCGGCAGTGCACCGGGCAGTGTGAGCGCCATGACAGCGAAAGTCCTCAAGTTCGATCCCGTCGTTGTAGGCGAGGGCTTTCGCTTCACAGCTTAGCGGCTTCGATAGCCTCTGCCATTTTTGTGCGCCAATCCTTGCCGGTAGCCTTGAAGCGTTCAACCGTATTCGGGTCCAGTCGAAGGGTGACGGCCTCTTTGGCGTTCTCAAGTCTAGGCCGGCCGCGCCCACGGCGAGCCTTGTCGAGCTCATCGAAGAATGCGGGTGGCAGAACTTCCTTAGCTGGACGCAGGTTCTTGATTTCCTCGGCTGTAAGCTCCGAGTTGTCGGAAACGGCGTCCCAATCCGCCTTGGTATAACCCTTCTCGGCGGCCTTCTTTGCATTGAATTGAATTGCCATCAGAGCAGATTCCTTTCCTTGGGCTTTGCGGGACGGAAGCTGATGATCGAAATCGCTTCGGTTCCAAGTTCCGCGTAGATCACGACGGCGGTCCCGTCTGCGAAGCGGCCGATAGCCTTGAACCGGTTGGTATGGCTCTTGGCGATCAGAGCCGTTTCCCAGCCGAAGAACACGACGTCAGCGAAGTCCATGCCGTGTTTGGCGATGTTGGCCTGTCGCTTCGGTTCGTCCCACACGATCTTCATGGATTATCCGTACACGGAAAATACGTGACGGTCAATAATATTCGTACACGGAAAATAGCCATGGCCGCATCCATCTCGACCATTCATGGCGGGCGAGCGCCTGACGAGCCGAGCGCCGATATCGTCGCGGAGCTTGAGCGGCTGTTGGACGAGGCCAAGAGCGGGCGCCTCATCGGCATTGCCTACGCCACCTACAGCCAGCAAGGCGTTCAAAGCACGGGATGGTCTGGCGAGGCTGGAACCCGTCACCCGCTCGGGACCGCGATCATGATGTTGTCGCATCGCTATTCAGCAGCGCTGCTGGAACCGAAGTAGAGGCAGGACATGGCAGACGCACTCGCCCCGACTTCGTTCAGCATAGCCGACATCTACGCCGCGCTCGGAATCCCGATGAACGGGGCCGATACGTCCTATTGGGACGGACGCCAGCAGCAGGGCGTATCGCAGGAGAACGTTTCCACCGCGCTTCCGGCGATCAATTCGCAGTTCCAGCAGCTTCTGGGCCGCGACATGCAGGCCGGCGTTGCGCAGCACCTCGATCCGATCCTCCAGAACCAGGGCATGCAGGCCGTCAGGCAGAACATCGCCGGCACCGACGAATACCTCAACCGCATGCTGAACAATCCGGGCCAGACGAACGTACCGGCATGGCAGCAGGCGGCGCGTCAGGGGACGATGCATCAGGCCATGATGCCGGGCAGCTTCTGGGATTACTCGAACCCGCTGCTTTCCAACCCCGCCGAGGCCTCCAACATCATGGGCTTCAAGGACGGCTCAATCAGCCAGATGCTCATGGACGCCTTCACCGATCCGGAGTCCGATCTGCTCAAGGAACTGCTCGGGACGAAGAAGGACGAGAAGGAGTCCAAGGGCGGCGGGCCGCAGGGGAATCGCTTCGCGCCCAATCCGGAAGGCGAAACCTTCTTCGAGCGCGTGCGCGGGTACTGAAAACCGGAGACCGGCAACTCCTTGGCTGCTGCCAGCCGTCAGTGGACTAGCCTCTGATCGAGATGGAAGACATCACCGTGGGCCGGTTCCCGGCGCCTTCGGGCGGATCATATTGCGCCACGGGCAATCAGAGGAATACGGCGATTACACTGGAGCAGCGGTGCGCCCGCTGAGTGATGGTATGCCAGCAGGTAGACCGACAGATTATTCCGCTGAGCTTGCAGCAGAGTTTTGTAGACGCGTTGCCGGAGGGCGTTCGGTGCTCGCAGTGTGCGGCGATACGGACATGCCTTCTGACACCACCGTTTACCGATGGCGTCAGGAAAAGCCCGAATTTCGGGACAAATTAACATGCGCGAGGGACGACCGGCTTGAAGCGTACGCTGATCGCATGGACGCACTGGCGCGTCGGGTGATCGAAGATGTTGATCTTGACCCGCAGAGAGTGAACGCTGCGGTGAATGCCATTGACAAAGCAGCCAGGCTCCAGGCGCCGAAGCAGCGGATTGAAATTGGCGGTCCCAACGGCGGTCCTATCGAAATGCGCGAAGTCTCCGATCTGGACCGCGCCAAGGCCATGGCATTCCTTGCATCGAAGGCCAAGCGAGAAGTATCCGGTAAGGCCTGAGCCCTGTGGACGGGTTTGCTGACCTGAAAGCGCTTCTGGCTGAGATGTCGCCAGAGGATAAGGCGAACCTCGACAAGACGCTTGAAAAGGAGCTGGCGCAAAAGTGGCTGCCGCAACCGGGGCCGCAGACTGAGGCTTTCTTTTCCGATGCCGATCTCCTGCTCTACGGCGGCGCGGCGGGCGGCGGCAAATCCGACCTTCTGTGCGGCCTTGCGCTGACGCAGCATCGTCGTTCGGTTATTTTCCGCCGGCAATCGACCGATCTGGAGGGCTTCTGGGATCGTCTGCTGGAAATCAGCCCGAGCAACGCCAAGTCGGACAGCAACAAGAAGCGCCTGGTCACAGACGACAACCGGCTAATCGAGTGCGGGCATCTGGAGAACCCCGGCTCGGAACTGTCTTGGCAGGGTCGACCACACGATTTCATCGGCTTTGACGAGGGGGCGCAGCTTACCGCGTACAAGGTCAACTTCGTTCTCGGTTGGCTCCGGTCGGCTGATGGGGTCCGATGCAGGGCTGTTATTGGCTCCAACCCGCCGATCGGCGGCGATGGTCAATGGCTGGTTGAATGGTTCGCGCCTTGGCTTGATCCGGCATTCCCGAACCCTGCGGAGCCCGGTGAACTGCGGTGGGCGATCACGGTAGGTGACAGAAGCGAAATCCGCACCGTATGGGTGGACGGCCCTGGTAAGCATGTGATCGATGGCGTCGAGTACGAGGCACTATCGCGCACGTTTATCCCGTCCAAGCTTGATGACAATCTCTACCTTCGGGACACCGGGTATCGCGCGCAAATCAATGCGATGCCTGAGCCGCTTCGGTCTCAACTCCTGCATGGCGACTTCATGGCCGGGAGGGAGGACGACCCGTATCAGGTCATACCGACCGACTGGCTGCTGTTGGCTCACGACAGATGGCGCAGGAACCAAGACAGAGAACGGCCGAAGATGCTCTGCCTTGGCGTCGATGTGGCGCAGGGCGGAGGCGATGCTACGGTGCTTGCGCCGCTGCACGGCGTCCGGTTTGAAGCCCTTGTGCGCGAAAAGGGAAAGAATACGCCGGATGGTCCGTCCGTCGCTCTGATGGTGCTCAACACGCGGCGTGACGATTGTCTGATCGCGATCGATCTGACTGGTGGGTGGGGAGGATCGGCGCGCGATCATCTGAAGACGCATCATCGCATAGATGCTGAGCCGTTTGTGGCGTCAGAAGGTACCGCAGCCAAGACAAGAGATCAGAAACTCGAATTTCTGAATTTGCGCGCTGAAAGCTGGTGGCGGCTGCGTGAAGACCTCGATCCCTCCAATGATCCGGTGATCGAGATACCGCCGGATGTGCGCTTGCAGGCGCAATTGACCGCGCCGAAATGGAAACTGCGCGGCGTCAAGATTCAGGTTGAGGCGAAGGAAGATATCAAGAAGCGCCTCGGCTCATCCACCGATGATGCCGACGCGCTGATCATGGCGTGGTTCTTTCGTGAACGTGCCGCCAGCTCGAAGTTCGTTCTCCCCGCGCGCAAGCCTCTCTCGATCGTCTGATTTCAAGGAAGTCTGAATGGCTCGACGTACCGGCAGGATGTCGGACGATGATCTTGCGCGCGTCATAGACGGGCAGATCGCGGACGCCCTGAACTACACCCAGACCGACCGCGCGAAGCATCGCGAAGCTGCGCTGGACTATTTCAACGGCAAGATACCGGAGCTGCCGCCGGTAGAAGGCCGGTCGAAGATTGTCAGCCGTGACGTTGCGGACTTGCACGGCCTCATTCTGCCCAGCCTGTTGCGTGTGTTTTTCTCGTCTGATCGTGTCGCGGTCTACGAGCCGACACGGGAAGAGCATGAGCAGTATGCCGATCAGGCGACGGATTACGTCAACTATGTCGTGATGAAGGAGTGCAACGGCTACAGGCTCTTTCGTGACGCGTTCTCGGATGGAATCCTGATCGGCAACGGCATCCTGAAGCATTGGTGGGACAAGACGCCGGAGTACGCTACGGACGAGTTTGCCGGCCTTGATGCGGCGGCATACAACATGCTTCTGTCGGCCGACGACTTTCATGAAGAACTGGAGCATACCGAGTATCCGGACCCGGCATTCCAGATGCCCGCTGAAGCGCAGGCGCTGATCGATCAGGCCGGCGGGGCGGAACAGCTCATAGCCATGGGCCTGCCGATCCCGCAGCCTGAGATGCTTCACGATGTGAAGATCAAGCGCATCAAGTCATCCGGCCGGTTGAGGGCGGCGGCGGTCCCAGACGAGGAATTTCTGATCGACAGTACAGCCAAGGCGCTCGATGAGACGGTGCGCTTCTGCGCTCATGTCTCTCGCGTCACGAGGTCTGAACTCGTCAAGGAGGGTTTTGCGAAGACCAAGGTGGACGAAATCCCGGCCTTCGACTCGGACGAGATGACGCAGGCGCGTCGCGACCGTGACGAGTTGATGGACGCGGACGACAACCCGCCGGATCATTCGACCGAATATGTCCAGCGGTACGAATGCTATGTGCTGATCGACTATGACGGGGACGGAATTGCCGAACGGCGCCGGATCATCGCGGCCGGCGGCTCCAGCAAGAAGCATATCCTGTCGAACGAGGAATGGGGTGACGACCTCCCGTTCTCGGACGTCGTGCCTGACCCGCGTGCGCATACCTGGCGTGGCGGCTGCATCTACGACGATGCCTATGACATGTCGCAGATCAAGACGATGGGCCTTCGCGGCATCATCGACAACATGTACCAGATCATCAATCCTCAGCAGATCGTGTATCAGGGCTCGATTGAGCCGACATCGATGGGCGAGGTGGTTAACCCGACTTTTGGCGGGATCATTCTCGCAAAGAGCACGGTCGCGCCGGGCGCGCCTGTCGTGCAGCCCGCCGAGCGGGAGTATATCGCGCCGCAGATAGCCACGATTCTGGAATACAGCGACAAGGTGCTTCGCCGCCGTACCGGGATTTCCGAAGACGCAATGGCGCTCGATCTGGACAAGCTCCAGAACCAGACCGCGACGGCCAGCGCGATGGCGGCCGATCAGGCGCATTCCAAGACCGAGGAGTACGCCCGGAATATCGCGAATTTCGGCGGACTGAAGCGCTTCTTCTCCTGCTGCCTGAAGCTTATCACCAAGTATCAGGACCGGCCGCGCACGATACGCCTGCGCGGCGAGTGGGTTGCGATGGACCCGCGCGGCTGGGACGCGGACATGGACGTGACGGTGAACGTCGGTCTCGGAACCGGAACCCGTGACCGCGATATCGCAGTGCTCATGGGCGTGCGGAACGCGCAGAAGGAATACGTCGGCATCTTTGGCCCGTTCAACGAGTTCTGCAACATCGGCCATATCTCGGATACAGACCGCAAGATGGCGGAGGCCGCCGGCCTGTCGAACCCGGACAGCTATTTCCCGAACATCTCGCAGGAGAAAATAGCCGAGATGCGCCAGCAGATGGCGCAGAAGCAGCCGCCGCCCGACCCGAGAATGATGGAGATGCAGGCGAAGTTGCAGCTCCAGCAAGCCGAACTCAAGGCCGACATCGAGCGCAAGAACATGGAAGCCGCTTCCGACGCCAGACTTGCGCAGGAAAAGGCGCTCATCGACCTCAACGCGGCTCGTGAGCGCTCTGCCATGCAGATGCAGGCCGACCGCGAGCGCGGTCAGCAGGAAATCCAGCTCATGCGCGAGAAGGCGGCCGCGCAGATCGAACTGGACCGGGAAATTGCCGTGCAGAAAGCCTCGCTGAAGCGTGAAGAAATGCTTCTCGAAGCGCAACTGACGCGAGAGGCGAACGCCATGCAGATGATTCAGCGCCCGCCCGTGGCTGACACCAACATTACGGCTCCGGGGGTCTGATGACCGAATCCGAACGCCTCGCTATTGCCGACCGGGCGCGCCGCGCGAAGGAATTTCTGGATTCCGACGTGATGAAGGACGCGCTGGAAGGACTTGAGCGCGCCAATCTTGAAATTCTGCTGGCGCTTGGTCCTGAAATGGACCTTGAGCGCAGGGACAAGGTCAACCAGATCAACGCCATTCGGGCCGTAAAGGCCCAATTGCAGGCCTTCGTGAGCGAAGGTGAGGTAATAGCCCGGCAGCAGCCGAAGATTGCGTAATTCGAGGCTCCGGCCTCGCATCGTCAGCGCCACGACACGGCGCAACAAGTCCATGAACGCGGTGCGTCCGCTCACTGCCGGGTCTGATTTCCGGCCGTGGAACTTGGGAATCTTCCATGACAACGGAAAATGCGACTTCCGCGCCTGCGGGCGGGGAGAATACGGCGGCGCCTGCGGGCGATATGCCGGCAATCCTGTCTATCGATGACGCAGCTCAGCGATGGATGGACAATGAGGACGCCGAGGCGGCCAATCCGGCCGAAGCGGGCGCCCCCAGCAACGCGGAAACCGCACAGGCCGCGACCGAGACCGCCGAGGCGGCCGTGTCGACGGGGCCAGAGGCGGGAGAAGCGCAAACTCAACCCGAAGAGGTCGAGTTCATCGATTGGGACCGGATTTCCCCGGACAAGAAGATGCGTCTGCGTGACGGCTTCGAGTTCGACAAGAAGTTCGTCAACGAGAACATCGACAAGATTCGGAAGCTGCCTGAGATCGAACGGGAACTGACTGCCCGCGTGCAGCAGTTTCGCGATGCTCAGGCCCAGCACGCTCAGAAAGAGCAGTTCCTTGCCCAGGCTCTCCCGCTGGCCATCGCCAACGCACAGGCGGCGATCCCGCAGGAGCCTGAACCACCCGTCTATGACCCGTCCAATCCTGTCGGTTTCCTCGAACAGCAGGCCGAATACCAGAAGGCCGTTGTCTACCGGAACCGCAAGATAGACGAGTTGCGGCAGTTGCAATGGGCGCAGGCGCAGCAGGCGCAGGCAAACCAGCAGCAGCAGGCAGTCCAGACCAAGGCCTACATCGCAGAACAGCAGCAGGCCCTTTTCACCGCCATTCCTCGTCTGCGTGACAAGAGTGAGCGGGAGAAGTTCCATGCTGACTATGTGCAGTTGGCTCAGGATTTGGGCTTCTCCCCGCAGGAATACGGTCAGGCGGTCGACCATCGCGTCATGCGCATGGCCGATCTCGCCATGGATGGGCTCAAGTACCGCAAGCTGAAAGCCGAGCCGCCAAAGCCGAAGCCGGCAGCCACGCAGGCGCAAACGCCTCCGGTGGCGGAGCCCGGCAAACGGCAGACGGCGGAGGCGGCAGCAGCGGCCAAACGGCAGGAACTCATCAGCCGAGCGCGCAGAACCGGTGGGTCGGTGACCGACATCGCCCGCCTTGTCGCAGAACTCGATTGAAGGAACCGGGATCATGTCCCAACTCGTAAACACCTACGATACCTACGACGGCGCGGCGACGAACCGCGAAGACCTGCACGACCTCATCAGCCTCATCACGCCGGATGAAACCCCGGCATATTCGATGCTGAACAGCGGCGCGCGCTCCGTCAAAGCCACCAAGCACGAATGGCCTCTCGACTCTCTGGCGACGCCGGACACGTCGAATGCCAATGTGCAGGGCTTCACCTATACGTTCGATCCGACCGACGCCCCTTCCAAGGTCGGCAACTACACCCAGATCTTCGACAAGACCTGGCTGATTGCCGAAACTCAGGAGGCGGTGGACAAGGCCGGCAAGAAGTCCGAGGTCGCCTACCAGAAGACCAAGAAGGGCATGGAAATCCGCATCGATATCGAGGCGGCCATTCTCATGAACCAGGCCTCGGTTGCGGGCTCCGGCTCGGTGCCGCCGCGCATGGCGGGTCTCCGCGCATGGCTCGCGTCGAACGATTCCATGGGCACGAACGGCTCGTCCGGCGGCTTCAACTCGTCTACGGGCGTGGTTGATGCGGCGACCAACGGCGATCAGCGCGCCTTCACGAAGACCATCCTCGATGGCGTCATCGAGACCACCTACAAGTCGGGTGGCAGCCCGAAGAAGCTGATGGTCAGCCCCTATGTGAAGCGCGTCTTCTCCACCTTCATGTCGGACACGAATGTGGCTGCGTTTCGCATGCCCTTGGACGGCAAGTCGGAAGGGACCATCGTCGGCGCGGCCGATGTCTATCTGTCCGATTTCGGCCGGATCGATGTCATCCCGAACCGCCAGATGGCGCGCGTCGGCGCTTCGCTCGCCCGCAACGCCTACCTCATCGATGACGGCAAGGCCCGCCTTGGCTGGCTCCGCCGCATCAAGGAGGACAAGGACGTCAAGAAGGACGGCGATGCCATCCCGGGCGTCCTCAAGGCTGAGGTAACGTTGGTAGTAGATAATGAGGCGGCTCACGGCGTTGCTGCCGACCTCTACGGCATGACCGCCAGCTCGTAAGCCTTTCGGGCGGTTTCGGCCGCCCGTTCTCTTCTCCTTTTCCTGATCTGAAGGAACACCACCATGCCTCACAACTCCGCATGGGGCGACAAGCTCGCCTCCATTGGCACGATTGCGGCGCAGCCGGCGTCCGGCTCCGTCAAGATCACCGAAGCCAGCGTCAACGGCCGCTTCTTCTCGATGAAGTTCACCTTCACGGCAGCGCGTGTGACCGTCACGGACGCCGCCGCCTCCGGTTCGTCCGGCTCGCTGAAGATATTCGACTTCAACGAGGGCGTCGTTCAGGTGCTGGGCTCGTCCCACACCTGGAGCGGCTTCACGGAAGGCTCCGCGCTCACGGGCGGGGCGAATGACGCGGCCTTCGTCATCGCGTTCGGCTCCGCCCCGGCGGACGCTGGCGATGGCGCATTGACCAGTACGGAAGTCAACTTCGCGGCAACGAAGTCGATCACCCTGCCGTCCACCGGGCTTAACGCCACGACCGTCACGGCGGCACAGACGCCGCTCGATGGCACTGCGACGGCCGTCGACCTGTACCTCAACTGGTCGGGCTCCGCCGCGACCATCGATGCGAACTCCACCATCGATGTGACCGGCTCCTTCTACGTCTGGGGCTTCATGGGCGCCGACGACTAACACCACCCGGACGGGCCGTTCTGCGTGAGCGGCCCTTTCCATTCTCACAGGAGCAATCATGTCTCTGTCTGCCCGCGAACTTATCGAAGCCGCCGACAAGGCCCCCTTCATGCAATGGAAGGCGCGCGCCAAGGAATTGATCGGCGAGAACATCCCGAACACCAAAGGCGAAATCCTCGAAGAATTGAAGCTTCTTGCGGAAGTCGAGCCTGCTCCGCAGCCGGAACCCGCGCCGAGGCCTGTCGGCGATGGCGCGGTCGAAGTACTGCTTCAGCGCAACTACGTCCCGCGCTATCTGCTAGGCGAAGACGGGAAGTTCTTCGATCAGCAGTCTTCGGACGGCTCTCGCGGACATGAGCGCATTTCGGCGGGCCTTGCAATCCTGCACGTCACCGACGCGGAACGCGTTCTGGCAGACGGTCGCGCGCTGCCAACCCCGAACACCCATCGTCAGATCGCGAAGGCGCTTGCCTGACCATGGACGAGGATTTCCTCGCCGACCCTTTCGAGGGCAAGGGCAAGCTCGTCTCAGACCCATGCCGGTTCGATGTCCGCGCATGGGTCCATACTGACGACAATGGCGTGACGCATGTGTGTCATGTCTATCGCGTCGATCCGGTCATTGAGGCGAACCGTGAGCGCTACAACGCGTCCTATGGGCAGCGTTGGGGTGACGGTCGTGTCGTCGCGTCGATCCCGAACGGCATCTACTATCACGGCGACTTCGCCAAGGCTGTTGGGGATCGTGACGAAGACTGGATCAAGCGCTTTCTGAATGATTCCGACAATCAGAAGCTGCGCACGTTCCGGGGCAATCTCTGATGGCACTCTCCAACTATACCGAGTTGCTGGACGAAATCACGGTCCATGCAAACCGGACGGGAGATGCTGATTTCACGGCCGCCGTCCCGTCCTTCGTGACGCTGGCGCATTCGCGTATCAACCGCGAACTGCGCTGCCGGCAGATGGTGAAGGCGGTCACGATCACGCTCACCGATGGCGTGGGCGATCTGCCGGACGATTATCTTGAGTTCATTGAGGTAAGGGCGGGGGCAATCGTTCTCGCGGCCGTGGAACCGAATTTCGGGGACTACAGCTACCCGCACGGCGGCGGGTGCGCGACGTATTTCGCCATCGTCGGCGAGACGATCAAGACATGGCCTGCCGCCGGGAGCGTCAGCCTCTCTTACTACGGCGAGATCGAGCATCCCGACGATGCGGACGATGATACCAACTGGCTTCTGAAGAAATGCCCTGGCGTTTACCTGTATGGCTCACTGATCGAAGCGTCGGTGTTCATGGGCGATGATGGGCGTGTCTCTACGTGGGGAACCATGTACGAACGCCTTCGCGAAAGCCTTCAGACGGAAGACGTGGTTTCCCGGTTCGCGCGAGCATCCTCCCGCGTTCGCGGTCCTACTCCCTGAGGTTTTGGAATGGGCAAGGCGAACATCGATGCCGTGATCGGCGACGATCAGGATTACGAGTTCCATTGCGAGGATGAGGCAGGCGATCCGTTCGACCTTACCGGCTCCACGATGGTCTTTTCCGTCACGACCGGGGGCGGGGCGGCGACGATCACGCTGACCAGTGGTGTGGACGCGGCGATCACCGTGCCCACTCCGGCCAATGGCAAGGTGCTGGTATCTCTCTCCGATGCGCAAACGGCTTTGTTCATGGCCGGCGTGCAGGAGCGGTTTACCCTCAAGCGCACCATTTCTTCCAAGACATCCACACTCGTCTATGGACGGGTTCAGGTGACGGATCCTGACGAATAATGGCTGACGATCCCAAAATCGTCCGCGTGGTCGTCAGGGACGGCCCTGCGGTGATCAAATCCGTCCAGCGCGGTCCTGTAGGTCCAGAAGGGACAATCGGCTTCGTTGGGGCTTATTCGGGCGCTACGGCCTATTCCACGAATGATGTGGTTCGCGATCAGGGCTCGTCGTGGATCGCGCTGCAAGACACGACCGGCAACGCGCCCCCGACGTTGCCGACGACTGCGAACAGCTATTGGGAGCTTGTCGCGCAGAAAGGCGACAAGGGGGACGGAGGCGACCCGTCGACCGTTCCGGGTCCGCCCGGTGACAATGCGACGATTGCGGTTGGCACGGTCACGACAGGGGCGCCCGGTTCAGATGTCAGCGTTACCAATGTCGGGACACCAACCGACGCCGTTCTCGATTTCGAGATACCGCGCGGCAATACTGGAGACGAGGGCAAGTCCGCTTACGAGGTGGCGGTTGAAGACGGCTTTGTCGGCGACGAAACTGCGTGGCTCGCGTCACTGAAGGGCGATCCCGGTGACGCCGCAACAATAGCGGTCGGGACCGTGACCACGGTCAACCCCGGCGACCCCGCAGTAGTGACCAACGTCGGCACGTCTGATGCCGCTGTCTTCAACTTCGAAATACCACAAGGAGCCGCGGGCTTGGGCGATGTCTCCGGCCCCGGTTCATCGACAAACAACAACTTCGCCGCGTTCGACGGGACGGGCGGGAAGACGCTGAAGGATAGCGGCAGTTCGGTCGCGTCATTTGCCACCGCCGCGCAGGGCGGCAAGGCAGATACGGCGGTGCAACCCGGCGACCTCGGGGCACTGGCGGCCAAGAGCAGCGTCAACAACGGCGACTGGTCCGGCACTGACCTTGCGGTGGCGAACGGCGGCACTGGTGCGAGCGATGCTGCTGGAGCGCGGACCAATCTTGGGCTGGTTATCGGCACCAACGTGCAGGCTTACGACGCCGACACGGCGAAAACCGATGTTGCGCAGACGTGGACAGCAGCGCAGCAGTTCGGACAGGTCACCGGTACCGTAACGGCAGTGGGAGCACTCAATCTCGATTGTTCCGCCGGCAACGATTTCACCAAGACGATAGCGGGCAACTCCACATTCACCGTGTCGAACGTGCCATCCTCCAAGACATTCGATCTACGGCTTCTGCTCACCTATACCTCCGGCACCATCACATGGTTCTCCGGCGTCAATTGGGCCGGCGGCAGTGCGCCGACGCTGACCGGCGGGAAAGTCTATGAACTTATCTTCACCACGTTCAACGGCGGAACGACGTGGCGGGCGGCTGCTGGTGAGTATGCCGCATGAGCTGGATACTGGCACGGAAGAAAAAGCTGCTGACGCCGTCGCGGCCGGCAAGCGTAACCTATGCGGGCAATGCGGGGACCGCTTCTCCGAGCACGCCTTCGCATACCTTTACATCTGTAGCTATCGGCACGGCCGCCGCCGATCGATATGTGATCGTCGCGGTGGCTTGCAGAGGGGGAGCCTCCCAAGCAGATGTGTCATCAGTAACCGTTGCAGGTGTCTCGTGTACCCAAATCGGGTCGGATGTTAACGCAGGAGCGAGCAATAGCCATCTGTCTCTCTGGCTGACGAACACCGTCATCGCATCCGGGGCGACTGCAAATATCGTCGTGACAATGGCGGCTCCATATCCTCAGGGGGTTGCGGTCGCAACGTGGGCCGTTGCCGGCCTCCAGAGCACGACGCCGACCGATACGGACAGCACCACGACGGACGCGGCAAGCGTGTCGAGTTCAGCGCAAGCTGGCGGCATTCTGGTTGCTGCGGCGTTCTCCGTCGATGCCATGTCATCCGCTACGCACACATGGACTGGTGTAACCGAGAATTTCGATGGTCGGTCGGTGACTGCATCATCCTCAATGAGCGGGGGTTCTCTTGCCGTCGCGGTGACAGGGAATGTTTCCGTAAGCTGCGACTCAACCGGCGGGCTCGCCGGCTTCATGATGATCGCCGCGAGCTTCCGATAGGACATCCGCAATGCTCTACGCCAAAATCTCCGACGGAGAGGCTATCGCCTTTCCGTACACAGATTTCGACCTGAAACGGGACAACCCGAACGTTTCCTTCCCGGCCGATCTCGATGACGAAACCCGAGTCGAATATGGCATGGGCCCTGTTGTCGCGGCGGACGTGCCGGAAGGCAAGGTATCGACCGGCTCAACGGCAGAATTGATCGAGGGCGTCTGGACGCAGGTTCATACGCTGGAGGATCGCCCGCTTGAGGACATGAAGGACGCCAAGAAGGCGGCCATTAACGTCAAGCTCGATGCCGTTCTGACCGGCGGGTTCACCGTCCCTTCCGGCACGATGGCCGGCAAGGTGCTCCAGACCCGCAATCTGGAGGACCGCACCAACTGGCTGATCTCGCAGGCGAGCTATTCCGCTGCGGTCGCGGGCGGGATGGGCGCGGTCGAAAGCGCGCAGTTCCGTACCGCCGACAACAGCACCTTCACGGTGACGTTTGGCGAAGGGCTCAACGTCCTGCTTGCCATGGCGGCATGGGGCGCGGCGGCGATGAACAATAGCTGGATTTTGAAGGACGCGGTTGCCGCCGCTGAAGACCTAACCGCGCTCGACGCGATCGATATTGAGGCGGGGTGGTAGGGTAGGCGATGCCATTCAATGTAGACTCCAGAGCCGGGCCGGAAGTGGCCCGCCTAGCCAATGAGACGCGCACAGAGTTCGAGCGCCTGCGCGCCGCAGGCATCGCAAAGGTCGCGTCGGTAGCTGTGGCCGATCTGCCAACTGACGGGTCAAAAAACATCGCAATTGCGTCCGGCACCTCGAACGGCACCGTTCCCGTCTTCTGGGACGGCAACAACTGGAATTTCATGGACGGAACAACAGTATCATGATTCCTTTGTCCTCTTCCGCGACGCATCAGCCCGGTTACGGCTCGTATTTCAGCGGGTGGAGCGGTCGCCCGAGCGCTTTCGGCGGCGAGCATGGGGCAATCCCGACATGGCAGGGGGTCGATGGCCTCGGGGTACGCCGGTCCCTGTCCGATGCCGACATTCTTGGCGCGATCGGGACGATGCGCGGCAGCTATGCGACCGATCCAAACTACATCCGCAACATGTTTCCGGTCGGGTTTGAGGACTGGGCGCGCGAACAGACGCAAGACGCGGCGCAACGGGGCTATGACTGGACTTTCGGCGGATCAAACAGCAGCAAACCGACCGACATGGATTTCGGCCTGGGGCTTGACAAGAATTACGGCCTTGGCCCTGTCAGCGCGGCGAACTTCATGTTTCTCGGGAGCCGAGGCCCGCGTCCGCAGGACAACCCGGCCTCATCCCAATATGCCGCACAAGCCGCGATCCGGGAACTTGGCGGGCCGGCTCCGTCCTACCGCCTGCCGTCGCCGGGCGAAGGTCCGCTTTCTTACACCGTCGCTACGGATCAGGAACTGAAGGATGCATCTCGCGACTTCGGCGGCTTTTCGCAGGGTCTTGGCGATTTCGCATTCAATCAGGTCGAACAGCAGGCAAAGGAAGACCTTGCCCGCAGGCAGGAAACGGCGCGCGACGACTTTCGGCGATGGGTGGTCGGCAACCAGCATGACCCGTTAGTGGCGGAAACAATCGGTCCTGTCGGCACGTTCGGGTCGCCGGATGCGCTCGGACAGGCCGCGCTCGACTGGTACGATCAAAACCCCCGATCCGATCTTGCCCAACGGGCGCTAGGCTCGTCCTACGGGGCCGTCACCAATCCATCCTATTATTTGATGGACCCGTCCGAGGGCATCAGGAATGTGGCCGGGTCGTCAACGATCCGCGATGATTTTTCGACCATGATGGGGTGGCGTCCCGAAAACCAGATCAGGCAGACGCAAGCATATGCTTCGATGGGCGATGGGCAATGGGGTGGCGTGCTCAATCCAGAGACCTATTCGCGGCCCGATTTCCGCCAGATCACGGGACAGACTTCCTCACCATTTACGTCGTTCGGCGGCCTTGGTGGGCTAGGCGGGTGGGCAGGCATCGCTACGCCGTCTCTCGGACCTTCCGGGGCTACGACGGGCGCGGCATACAACCCGAACCCCCTCGCCGCGCTTGCCGGCGGCGACGGGCATGACAAGAGCCCGTGGGGCGGGCCGTGGGGTGGACGCTAGATGGCCGCGCCCCTCGTCAAGCTGGAGTTCAGGCCCGGCATCGACCTTGACAACGCGTTGCTGGCGGCTGAACCCACATTCAGCGACGGCGACAAAGTTCGCTTTAACCGGGGCCTTCCGGAATTTATCGGGGGGAGGTCCCAGGCGTCGTCGCGTCTCTTTCGCGGCATTGCTCGCGGCGGTCACGCATGGACGGCACTCGACGGGACGCGCGTTGCCGCATTCGGCACCACGCTTGGGCTCTACGCTTATATCGGAACGGATTATCGTGAAATCTCGCCACTCGATTCTGTTCAGATGGGCACTGGCAGCGTCAGCAGTGGAAGCACCACCTTCACACTGAACACCGGCACTGGCGGCACGGTTGGCGCACGTATCTGGATAAGGGTGATTGAAGCAACCAATACACCTGACGCTTCCGGGGTTAATGGGTTCGGTACCATCACCGCGAGTTCATCGCCGAACGCCACTGTGACGCTGGACAAGGCGGCGACAGGGGCTGCTTCCGGAGCGCCTGCGCTTTACGGGTTTTTGCGCTCCATCATCGAGACGAGCACGACGGATGGCACGTCATCGGCCCGCGCGTCTTACTGGTCGATGGACAATTTTGGAGAACAGCTTGTCGCAGTGAAGGGTCCGCCGTCTAGCGTGGCAAGCGCGAGCTTTCCTCTTTGGGCGTGGACGCCTCGGCTCACCTACGCCAATGTCATCGACAATGCGGCGATGACGTCAGACACGTCATGGGCCAAAGGAACGGGCTGGTCGTACAGTGCGGCAACGCAAAAGTACTATGCAGCAAACGCGTTCGGAAACCTGTCGCAGAATATTGCGGGAGAAATACCGGCAGGCAGGCTTTGCACGGCGAAATTCACGATCTCGAATTCGCGTCAGGGTGGCGATGGATCGGACCTTACGTATGCTGGCGTCGGCTACCTAAAGATCAATGCAGGCGATCCGGCGGCGACTGTTCATGTTACCCCGATTTCCGGGCTGAGCAATCTTGCGGGTACCGTTGAAAGTGGCGAGACACGGACGAAGTTCACCGCAGTCGGCACCTATTTCGTCACCTTCTACATGCCGCAGGCCCCGTCCGATCTGGTGTTTCAGGCCGGCACGGACGATGGCAGCACCACGCCAGGGACGTTCGGCGTCGACAACGTGACGCTGTTCCTGTGGCCCAACGCCTATCCCGTGACGGAAGCGCCGCTCAACATGAGCGCTATCGTCTCGTTCAAGAGCGTGCTGCTCGGCATTGGCGGGCTTGAGGTAGACGGCGACTACAATCCGCTCAACCTTCGTTGTTGCGATCAGGGCAACCTGCGATCATGGGTTCCCGACACAGCTTCCCTCGCCACGGAAGTCAAACTGGACAGCGGCGCGCGCGGCGTCGGCGGCGTGAGGTGGGCGAGCGGAGCAGTCATCTTCACAGATGCTGGAATGTCGCCGCTTTCCTGGCTTGGCGCGGCAGGGCAGGCGTTTCAGATCGATCGCACCTTTACCGGCTGCGGCCTGATCGGGCCGAACGCGGTGTGCGAGCAGAATGGCTATGTGTTCTGGATGTCCAAGGCGGGCGCATACACGTTTTCAGGAGGCGTTCCGCAGATCATCGAGTCTACCATGAAGGCGGATGTTTCCGACAACATGGCGGCTTATCAGGATGACAAGATTTGGGTACGCATGCTGCCCAAGTTCAACGAGGTCTGGTTCGGCTATCCCGACAAGCGGGACGACGGCGGGGCGAACAAGGAAGTCTCCCGGCAGGCCGTCTTCAACTTCGTGGAAAACCACTGGACGCGGCATATCTGGGACGTGACGTCGTGGATCACGCCGGGGATTTTCGACAACCCCATCGGCTTCTCGGCGGAGAGCGCTTCGACAGGCAAGATGATGTGGCACGAGATGGGCGGGAGCGACAACGGGAGCGCGCTCAGGGCCTTTCTCGTAACCGGGGCCTTCGACATCGAGGATGGCGGGAACATCATGCGGGTGACGGAGCTATGGCCCGAATGGAAGAACCTCACCTGCGATCTGACCTATACGCTGAACACCCGCATGTATCCCCACGCGCCGAACATGATCGCGGGAACGGCGATGGTCCTGAAACCCACCACCATTCCGCCGCTCCGGCCGCGCCGGGGCGGCAGGCAGTTCCAGATCAAGCTTGAGACCACAACGACAACGCTTGGCGGTAGGCAGGGCGTGCTGCGCGTGAGAGCGCAGAAGACCGGAGCGAGCCGGTAATCCGTTGCGCGGTCATTTCGAACGGTTGTGGCCGCTCCTTGAGCAGGCAGTGGCCCGCTATGGCCCAACGCATGAAAAGGAACACGTCTGGCAGGCGATAGAGGCCGGGCAGGCGCAATTCTGGCCCGGCGTCAATTCGGCAATGGTCACCGAGGTCAAGGTCTACCCGACCGGCTTCAGGGAAATCATCGGCTGGCTTGCGGCCGGGAACCTACAGGAAATCGAAGTAATGATGGGCTTCGCCGAGGCTGCGGCCAAGGCCAACGGCTGTCATCGCGTCAATCTCACATGCCGGGAAGGGTTCAAGAAGCCCTTCGCCAAGCTGGGATACCGGCAAAAGATGATCGTTCTCTGCAAGGACTTGTGAAGATGGGAAAAGGCAGCGGCACGACCGAGACCACGCAGCAGACGCAGTATGCGCCGTGGATCAGCCAGGCTCAGCAGAGTGCTTTGGGCATGGCGCTCGCACAGAACCTGCCCGATCTGTCCCGCTCGGGACAGTATAGCCATGCCGGCTTCAACATGGACCAGCAGAAAGGCTTCGATCTGGTCCGCGATGCGGTAGGCGACTATTCGCGGGGTGGCAGGACGATGGTTCCCGCAAGCGCCTACTCGCAGGGCATGCGGCCTTCATCGATGAACGCGGCCACATCCGATGCCGCACAGGCTGGACAGGTTCAGCTTGGCCCGACCGAGTTCGAGGCCTTTATGTCGCCGTACAAGTCCACCGTCATCGACACGACGCTCAACAACATGCGCCGCGAGCGGGATAACAACAATGCGTCGGTGAGCGCGCAGGCGGCGGCACGAGGGGCATTTGGCGGTTCCGGGGAAGCTCTCGGCATCGCACAGAACAATCGCAACTTCGCCTCCGACGCGGGCCAGCTTTCGGCGCAGATGATGGATCAGGGCTTCAACACCGCTCAAGGGCTCGCATCGGCCAATGCCGACCGTCGCCAGCAGACCGAACTGTCGAACGCTGGATTTGAGCAGCAGACGAACCTTGCGAACGCGCAGAACGAACAGCAGGCGAACCTTCAGAATGCCCTGTGGGAGATGGAGGCGGGGCGCAACAACATGGACAATGCGTACCGCCTGCTCAATCTGGAGGACCAGTTCAAGAACACCGATCTTCAGCGCCAGATGCAGCTTATCAACGCGCTTCTCGGCACCGGCGCGTTCCAGCAGAACGACATGCAAGACCAGCTCAACGCGCCCTACGAGGCGCTGGCGCGGCTGTTCCAGTACGTGCCGCAACAGTTTGATTTTACGTCGGTTAAAACTGAACCTGACAACAGCCCAAGCCTGTTCCAGCAGTTGATCGGCGTGGGCGGCAAGCTGTTCACCGGCGGCCTTGGCACGCCCGCCGTTTGAGAGGATCGACACAGATGGCACAGCAGACTGGCGGCCTTGGCGGCTTGGGCGGTTTCTTTCAGAGGCCGGCAGTTCAGGACACGCTGGACGCGGTGTTCACCAGCATGATTTCCTCGCCGCGCAACAACTGGCTGGCGAACTTCGGCCCGGCCTACAACGCGGCACAGGACCGGCGCGCACTCATGGGCGAGCAAGCCGCCATGCAGGAGGCGCTTGTCGCGGCCGGTCTTTCGCCGGAGCAGGCCAAAGTCATGGCCGTCAATCCGCAGGCCGCAAAGCTCCGGCTCGACATGATGGAACGTCAGCGCGAAATGGAAATGCAGGCGCAGCAGCGTGGGCAGACCTATGACTTTTTTAGTCAACACGACCCCGAACTGGCGCAAATGATGGATGCCGGGCTACCGGCCTCCGACGCTTTCCGTATCTACACACAGAAGCGGCAGGGGCCGGGCGGTACTGAATACGGCTTGACCCCCGTATACGGAACCGACGAGGCCACGGGCGACACTGTGCTTGGCGTTGTCGGCAAGGACGGGACGTTCAAGAAGCTCGACACGGGCGGTTTCCAAGTCGCATCGGGCATCGAGAAGGTTGATCTAGGCACGCAGTGGGCGCTGTACGACAAGCGCACGGGGCAACTCGTGGGATATGAGCCCAAGGACTTGCGTGGAGCGGAGCGGGAGAAGGCGGGTGGGGCCGCCGAGGGCGCGGCCGACGCAGAGTATGAAAGTATCAAGAGCAAGATGCCCGGGCTTGAGGCTGTTGTAGCGCAACTCGGTCAGTTGGCGGATGAGGCAACGTATACTTTGGGCGGCCAGCTTGTTGATTGGACGCGTGCCCAAACTGGCGGCGTCCCGCGCGATGCAGCGATAGCCCGCACGAAATATATTTCGATTGTGGACAACCAGATATTGCCGCTGCTGCGCGATACGTTCGGTGCGCAATTTACGGCGGCTGAAGGTGATCGCCTCCGCGAAACTCTTGGTGATGCAAACAAGACGCCGCAGGAAAAGCAAGCTGTACTGCGGGCATTTATCGAACAGAAACGCCGTGACGTTGAGGCGCTTGCCGTCAGAACAGGCCGGTCGACGCCATCGGCTCCAAGCAAGCCGATTTCCGAAATGTCGGACGCCGAACTTGAGGCCATCGTCAACGGCAACTAACCGCTACGGATTGGCGTGAGAGATGGGACCGGGACCGAAAGACCGCGACATCGCGCTTCTTGAAGCCATCGCGGCGGAACAGAAAGAATATCGCAAAGCTCGCATTACTGAGGTTTTCGACCTTGAAGGGCCATGCGGGCAGAACCTAACCAGGCTTCGATCTCTTCAAGCTGATTTGGACTTATCGCAAAAGCCAGATCGGGTAGGTTTTTGGTCCCGATGCGCAAAACTGGCGTCCCGTCTTCAGCAATCGATGCGCCGAGCTTTTCGATGGGCATGACATTCTCAATCGAGTTTTGTCCTTGCACGCCCAGCTTTGAGAGTTGGTCGCCAAGGCCCAGCAGAAAGCGCCCGGCGTGAGCACGATGTAGCTTCAACCCCACGGCTCCGGGGTCTTCATTGAATATGATTTCCACCTCATCGGTCGCTGGGTAGAACTTCGTCCGAAAACGGCGCAGCTTGATCGATTTCATATTCCCCTCCCGTTTCCACCATCATTGAATCCTTCCGCCCCGGAGATCAAAAATGAACATTCAGGAAATCCGCCTCGAATGCCTGAAAGAAGTTATGAAGTATCGCGAATCGGTCCTCTACGACATTGACAGAGCCATAGAGGACGCCGGCAAGCTGGCTGCGTTTGTTAATCAGGACGGGTACCGCGTACCGCGCACAGACAGTCCACATAGAGATTGAGCACGTCCTTCTTGGACTTTGGTTTTGCGTCCTCGTAAACGCCATGAACTACCCTCAACAGATCTAGCGCTACTCGCTCTGGCGATCCCGAGCTATCGACCAACTGCACTTTCTGATCGGCCATTTTACCCTCCCTTGTCGATCAACATCCGCATCCTCCACCCAATCCGCCCCGGAGTCGAGACATGGTAACCGCTGACGAAGCCCGCCGTGAGCTTGCCCGCCGCGAACTGGCGCGAAGGAAAGGGCAGACCGAAGAAGCGCCCGCCGCGGCCCAGCCCGCAGACGAGCCTGAAACGAACATGCTGTCCGACATCGTGCAGTCGGCGGGGGCGGGCCTGCGCTCCGGCGTGGAGGGCCTTGTCGGCGCATTCGGCGATACCAACAAGATGCAGGGCGATATCGCCGGATGGGCTGCGGAGAAGCTTGGGGCGAGCCCGGAGACGGCGCAGGGCTTCAACACGTTCTTCAGCCATTTCTCGCCGCTGCCGTTTTCCCCCACGACCGCCGAAATTCACTCCATGACGAAGCCGGTCGCGGGAGAAAGCTATGAGCCGCAGACCGTGGCGGGCGAATACGCCAAGACCATCGGCCAATTCGCCCCGGCGGCGGCAGCGGGACCGGGAGGGATCGGGCGCAAGGCTGCCATGACCATAATCCCGGCAGTCGCATCTGAAACGGCGGGGCAACTGACGAAGGGCAGCGAGATCGAGCCGTTCGCTCGTACCGGCGCTGCATTGCTCGGCGGGTTCGCTGCTGCCGGCCGTGCGCCGTCCCTGGCTCGCGAGGCGGCGAAGGACGCTCCGACAACCGCGCAACTCAAGGAGCAGACGGACAAACTCTACAGTGCGCTTCGTGACGCCGGCATCAGATACGATGCTAATGAGTATGGCGGGATGGTCCAGCGCATGGCCAACGATCTGCGCAAGGCCGGTTTCCGCAAGTCGACGGCGGACGCGGCGTTCAGGCTCGTGGACGATCTGGCGGACGATATCGGGAAGTCTCCCGATTTCGATGACATCAACAGCCTTATCCAGTCTGTCGGGGAGAAGGCCCGTGATCTGGCAAGCGCGCGGCAGGGCGGGGAGGCCAAGGCGCTCGGCATCATCCGCGATCATCTGGACGACTTCGAGATGAAGGCTGCATTCGATGCAGCGGGGGCGCAGATCGCGCCGGAGACGATGAAGAAGGCGACTTCGATGGCGCGTCAGACGGCGCTGCGCAACATCAAGGGCCGTGCGCTGGACAGGATCGTAGAGGACGCGGAAACCTACCAATCCGGCTTTGAGGCAGGGATTCGCAACGGACTCGGCAACCTGCTCCGGTCGAAGCGCGGCATCCAGTTATTCAAGGGTGACGAGCGCAAGGCGCTTCTGGACGTTGCGCAGGGCGGCAAGCCGCTTCGCACCCTGTCGCGGTTCGGACTGGATCTGACGCGTCTCAGTGGGAACGCCACGTTCCTGCCGACGCTAGGCGCTGGTGCCGCTGCATTGGGGGCCGGCGTCCCGGCCGCCGCCGCACTTACAGCCGCCGGCACGGCCGCCAAGCTCGCTTCGCCTGCGCTGACCAAGAAGGCGCTGGACACGGCTTCGGCGGCTATCCGTTCGGGCAATCTCGGTGCGAAGGCGACGATGGACGCGAAGCGCGCGGAGCAGATCAAGCTGTTCGTGAGGCACTTGCTGAATTACGACGCGGCGAAGAACGCAGCGTTCGCGAACTAGTTGAGCCAAACGATTATCAGGCTTCCGATGATGCCAACGGCAAGGTATCCAATCGTCACCGCCACAATCTTCCAACCAACCGACCACATGACGGGCTTCGGGGGCAGGGCAGTCCAGCCATAGCGGCGAACATCGATCACCTTGAACAGAAGCCACGTCGCGGCATAGGCCCCCATGAAGGCCCAAGCGCCGATGATCGCGCCGTTGATCGGGTATTCGAGTTGCCGGCTGACGTAGATGGTAGCGAACGAAATCGCGAGCGCCACGCCGATCTGGAGCGCTTGGACGGTGAACGGGGACGGCTCCCGGCGCTCGGGTTCGATCTCTTTCATTGAGGCGGGACACTATCATCAAAGGCGGGGGTTGTCCCAGACCCAACTCTAAAAGGCAACAACGAAGACAGGCAGTCAATACCGAGGCGAGACTCGCAGGCCCCTCTGAATCGTGCTTCAATAAGCACGAAAGAGAGGGGCATCATGGAATACAAGCCAGAGGCGGCGTCTGACGACCTTATGGAGTCGTCATATTCGGTGCCGACAGTGAGCATCAATCGGTTCTTGGTGAACAGGGTTGATGTAGGGCTTGTACGAATTGCGCTAGGCGAGGGGAGAAATGCTGAAGCGCCAGTAAATTGGCGGGGGTCAATCGTCCTTACTCCCTATCAGGCGTGGGAGCTTACGAAACTCATACAGTCTCTGCTTGGCGAAGAATACGCGGCTTTTGATAAAGCCCAAAGTGGTGGCGCAGATGGCTGACAAGTCTGGAGGCGCTATTACGTCTTCGGGCAAGGCCCCAACAATCGCCACACCTGAAGCTGGGAAAAAGTTGGCGCTGAAGTCAGGGGCGCTTGTCAGTGGCGAATCCGGCCGCACCAGACCCGTGCAACCGAGAGGACTACACCCCGTGCGAACACTCACGTACTTTCAAATGAATACCAGTGACCTTAGGACGCTGGGAGTTTCAAACGCGGTCACGACCGTCTTTGCCGCCGCTGGCACATACTTGATGTCACTCTATCTGGATGTGTCCAAGGACCTTCAGCTTACTCCGGATGAAACGCAAGCCGCCGCTGAATTACTCAGGAGCATGGGCAATCTGGCCTTTTGGGCTTGGCTGTTTTGCTGGGCAATTGCAATTTGCTCTTTTCTCTGGCGCGAAGCCGAATTATCTCGGATTAAGGCAGAGCACGGCATAGAGCCGTGGTGGAAAAGGGCTCTTGCGCGGTTCAAATAATGAACAGTGCACCGGCAGCCTAAGCGCACGGCTGCCATTCGAGGTTGTCGTTGAGGCAGAGGCCGGCCTTTTTGGCCTTGGCAATGATCTCGTCCCACTGAGCGCAAGCCTGATTTGACGCTCTGACGGAACCAGTCATCTCTTCGGCATCATCGCCAAAGCACGCATATCGAAGTTCACCTAGTTCGCCGCCGCTCAAAAGCTTCTCCTCCGCGATAGCAGGGGACGTCAGCATCAGAAGTGCCAGCAAGCAAGCGCGCATCGAACTCTCCTTTTCCCGGCAATATAAGGCGGTGAATGTGGCAAAGGTAGCCCGATCCCTTGTGGATGTCGTGCTCGGCGAAGCCGTGTCCGGCACGCCCGTACAGCGCTACGAAGATATGAAGGCGATAGCGAGTGCCGTCGCCAATCGCGCGGCGCGCGCTGGCGTATCCATCAAGGACGTCATTTCGGCCAAAGGTCAGTTCGACGCGTTCGGGAAATCACTCCCACCCGGCGTGGAGGCTGTCCGCTCTCTGGCGGAAAAGGCGGTTGCCGAAGTCATGAAGTTCGGCCCGACCCACGCGGGCACTTTTTATGCAACGCCCTCGGCGACGAAGAATCTCCCGTCCGGTTTGCAGCCCGTCACCAAGACGGCCGGCCATGTCTTTTTCGACGATCCGCAAAACCGGGCTATCGCGACGGCGAGGGGATATAAGACCCCGAGTATCGAAAACGCTGCCTACAACGCGCCATCCGCCAAGACTGCCCCGGTCAGCCAGAACCCGTTCGACGCGCTGTTCGGATCCACGGTCGCCGCGCCGTCTTCAGCTGCGTCCGCGACGATCGGCGCGCTGGACGATGGCGCGACATGGGATGGCGCTTTTTCAAGCCCGCTCGGAAGCGTCACGGGTCGCGTAACCAGCGACTTCGGCTTGCGTTCCGCGCCGAACACCTCGCTCGGCGTTGGCAGCGCCAATCATCCCGGAATGGACTTTGCCGAACGCGGACAGTCGGGGTTTGCAGCGAACGCCGCCGGCCCCGGCATCGTCACCTATGCTGGTCCTGCAAAGGGCTACGGCAACATGGTGACGGTCGAGCACCCGAACGGCTTTACCAGCCGCTACGGCCATTTGCAGGACATCAACGTCTCCATCGGCGACGAGATTGCACGCGGTACGCCGATAGGGACGGTCGGGTCTACGGGCAAATCAACCGGCCCGCATTTGCATTTCGAGATGCGCGACCCGCTCGGACAGCCGGTCAACCCAAGGGATGTGGTGGACTTCACCCGGCGCGACCTTGCCGCAACGCCGACCTCGCGCCCCATGTCGCCGACCGAGCAGCGTAATGCAGCCACCGCCTATGGCAACATGGCGGCCTCCATGGCGAATGCCGGCGTGCTTGGTGTGGGCCGCACCGCTCCGTCCTCCGGGCTCCCTGCCGGCTTCGACACGGCACGCTTTGCCGGCGACGTGATGCCCTCCCGCCCGTCCGGCGCACCGTCCCCCACCTCATCGCAGATGGCGGCGTTCGCCGGGACTCAACCCTCCCGCAGCATGGCCCCGGCCTCGATGCCGAGCCCGGAGCGGTTTGGCTATGCCCCTGCCGCTGCTTCGCCGGCAAAGGCGGGTGGCTTGGGAGGCCTTGGCGGTATCGCCGCGAAAGCCGCGCCCGATCCGGCTCGCTTCGGCCCGGCGCAGATGACGAGCACTTCGACGACAGGGCGGTTGTCCTCCACGGTCAACGCCTCGAACTCCACGCCGATGGCTGCGAGCCTGTCGGCTGTGGGGATTGGTCCGCAATCTCTGTCGAGCCCGGTCCAGCGCGCGGCGGAAGATGCCGGCTATCTCACGACGCACGTCAACACAACGTCGGTTGCGCCTACGGCGATGGGATTGCTGCCGAGTACCGCTCAAGCGCCTGTCGGATCGTTCTCGACGTTCAATCCGATGCCGACCGATCTCAACGTACTGGACAAGGCTCTGAACAGACTGCCGACGAACCCGCCGCTCTCGCTTCCCAACATGCCGGTTATTCCTTCGGTCGTGCCGCCAGCAGTAAAGACCCCGACCGTCCAGCCCATGGTGACGCCGGTTGCGAAGCAGCCCGTCAGCCCTCAGACCACTGCCTCGGTGCGCCCGTCTCAACCGCCCATGGCGACTGCGGCCGACGTCTACGCCGGCCGCGCAACCACTGGCGTTGCTTCCAACGGCGCAACGGTGTCGCGCGATCCTGTGACGGGCAATATCAGCGTGACGAACCAGTTTGGCGCAACGACCGTCACTGATCCCTCCGGCCGCCAGATGGGAACGCTCGGCGGGCTCGGCAAAGGCATTGGCGGCATATTCGACAAGGCGCCTGCGGGACTAATCGGTACTGTCGTCGGCGGGGCGATTGCAGGTATGCCCGGCGCTATTGTCGGCGGACTGGTCGGCAACAAGATGGGCGGGCAGAAATCAGGCGGGCTCGGCGGCCTAGGCGGCTTCCTGTCCGGCCTGTTCGGCGGCGGGAACAGCGGCAACGGCGGGGGCGGTTCGTCCGGCGGGCGAGGAGGCGGTTCGTCCGGTTCTCGCGGCGGGCCTGCCGGGGCGGACCGAGACAACGCCGGGAATAACTAGCCGAGCCGCCGAGAAAGAAGGCCGTTAAGGCCGTTAAGGCCGTTAATTATGGCTTCTCGCCAAATCCCCGACAATCCTGAAAGGAAAGCGTCATGAAGACGAGCACCGAAGGGCTTATGGCCCTGGTCGGGCATGAAGGCATTGTGCTTTCGACATATCTGGACAGCGAGAAGGTGCCGACTATCGGCATCGGCCATACAGCCGCCGCCGGCCCGCCGAACCCCAAGACGTTTACGGGGAAGCTGTCGATCGCCGAAGCCTTCGCGCTCTTTCGCAAGGATGTCTCGAAATATGAGGCGGCCGTCGCCGCGACCGTCAAGGTACCGCTCAAGCAGCACGAGTTCGATGCGCTTGTCTCGTTCCACTACAACACGGGAGCGATAGGCAAGGCGTCCTTCGTCAAGAAGCTGAATGCCGGTGATCGGGCAGGCGCGATCAAAGGCATCATGGACTGGAAGAAGCCCGCCGCGATAATCCCGCGCCGCGCCGCCGAGCGCGATCTGTTCAGGACCGGCATCTACCCGGCGCCATTCGCCAACATCTACCCGGTGAAGGCCAACGGCGCGCCGGACTTCGGCAAGCCGGTTCGCGTGGACCTTCGGAAGATGCTTGCCGCCCCGCCGCCTCCGGAGCCTACCATCACTCCTACGCCGCCCGCAGGCCGCGCCAAGGGCATCTGGGCGCTCATCATCGCCGTGATGCTCGGCGCATGGCTGTGGATCGCCACCCGGCCCTGCGAATGGCTCGGCCTGTTCTGTGGAGGCTGAGACATGAGGACCTGCATCGCTGCTTTCACCGGCTTAGCCCCGATCTATCCGGGGTACCTCAATGCAAGCCGGGAGGATGATGGAACAGTCGTCGTCACGATGCGTGGCGATCCGACCGTGAGGGATGGGTGCTTCGTTTGCGGCCACACTGCCGACAAGGGAAAGCACGGCCGCTGCACTCCGGGCGACGAGAATTGCAACAATTACTGCAATCGGGCTCCCGAAAAGGGAGCAATGGCAGACAGACCGAAAGACTGCATCCAGACGTTTGAGGGCTCCACCGTAACGGTGCGGCTCACCGCGTCCGAGTGGGCAGCTTTGCTCGGCGAACTATCGAAGGACCTCAACCAATGACCGGACTCATTGCCAGAATCGTCCTGCGGTATGTCGCGGGCGCGCTCGTCGCCAAGGGTCTGCTCACGGCCGACGACGCCATTGCCATCAACACCGACCCCGATCTTGTCGAACTGGTCACGGCCGGCCTCGGCATAGCCATCGGCGTCGGCACGGAATGGTTCTACGCGCTGGCGCGCAAGCTCGGATGGGAGCGGTGACCATGGCTGATATCGTCCTCGCAACCATCCTCCTGATCGGCGGTACCATCTGGTCGCTCGCCTGTCTTCTGGCCTATGCGATGCACCCGACGCCGGGGCAGGCCAACTTCGGCCCCGTCGTCTACGTCGGCATGGTCGCGGCGTTCCTAGGTTGGGCATGGTGGGTGTGGATCATCTTCGGATGGCTGCTGTGACCGCGCTCGTCCTCTCCCTCATCGAACGCCTGTGGCCGTATCTGCTGGCGGCCAGCGGTGCCGGGCTGATGCTCTGGCGGGCCTATGCCGCCGGGAAGAAGGCTGAGAAGGCGAAACAGGCCGAAGCCGAACTGGAAGCGCGGGATATCCGCGATCAGGTCGTCAACGACGTCTCCATGCTCCCGCCCGACAAGGTGCGTGACGAGCTTTCCAAGAGGGCCGCGAAATGAAAGCCGCCGTCATCCTCGCCGCTTTGATGCTCGCCGGCTGCTCCACAACGTCCGGCAGCTTTTGCCAGATCGCGCCGCAGTTGAAGTACAGCCAGCCTGTCTACGACGCGATGACCGACGCAGAAGCCGCGCGGCACCTCGCGTATCTGCGGACTGGAGAAGAATTATGTCACTGGAAGCCTTAAGCGTATTTCCAGCATCTCCTCGATTTAATAGCCAAGACGAGGGACTTGCTCACTCCGTATTCTGGCGCGATTTGACGCGCTGGACGAACATCTGCACGGATTGATCGTGCGATGTCAGCAGTGATTTTGGACATTGGATGAGCCTCTAAATGAACTGTTGGGCCTTTGTGGCTTCGACCCTTCATCTTCATATCAGCCATGTTTTCAGCCTGTGTTCCAGCCCAAAGGTGGCTCGGGTTTACGCACCGAGGGTTGTCGCAAGAATGACAGACAAAAAGTCCGTGCGGGATCGTGCCGTAAGACCGCTCGTAAGAAAATCGATGAGCAAGAACGCACTTTCCACCTAAAGAGAATTGGCCGTAACCGTTCCATCGCATCGGGCCCCGCCACTCCCAACAGCCTTCCTGTTTGGAAAAGTAGTCATCAAAATTGGCAGGCGAGTTCGAGTTCTCAATCCGCGAAATCGTTCCGTTGCATTTGCGGCTGCATGTACGCGATGTCGACTCTCGTCCTTCCCATGGGTGAAACGCGCATCCGCAAACTTCGCACGCCAAGGACACCGCCATGTTCCGTTTCGAGTTACCTCGCCCACTAGCCGTGGGTGAGCCGTTGTTTCGCCAGCGCTCGTAGTGTGCGTTGCACCACCCTCGCGCTTTTGCCGGCTTCGAGCAACCATGGATAGAGCATTGATTCATATGGATAATATGACGCATACAACGTGCAAGTGCAAGCTTTGCGGGTGGCGGCCATGATCCGCGACTGGCTGCTCATCTTCGCCGTCTACGTCGTCGCCATCGGCATCATCGCGGCGACGATGTTCTCACTTATCTGACAGTGCATTCGGGAAGGGCGGGCATGCACACGAAGCTTGACGACATCTCCGAGGCAATCGGAGCGCTCAGGGCAGAGGTCAAGAACCTTGGCCAGAAGATAGACCGGGCCGACCAGAATGCGCTCGATACGAGCAACAAGGCCGCCGAACATCGCTCTGCGATTCACAAGCGCGTCGAGGAAATCGCCGACGAGGTTGGCGAAGTCAAAACCGATATGACCGTGCTGAAGGTGACGGTCGCCGACACAAAGGCTGTCACCGACGAGGTGAAGCTCTGGAAGGCGCAAGGGAAGGGCGCGCTGCTCGTCGTCGGCATAGCGTCGGCCGCCATATCGAGCGCCGTCGTTGGCTTCCTCGCCTATTGGTGGGACGTCATCATGCGCCTGCTGCGAAGCGGCTGACCCAATCCAGCCCATTCCGGGCGGATGCGCCACCTGTCGCGATACAGGGCTTACCACCACAAGGCCGCAAACTTCTTTGAAAAGGCATTGGTAAGACGCGTAAAGCGGCGGTTCGCCATGCGCATCGTGAGGTTGGCGCGCTCAATGTGCGAAGTGCTGACATGCGCCGGATCGGGTTTGTCAGCGCCATGCGTAAGTCATTGGAAAGATGACGGTTTAGCCAGTTCTGAGCCGCAAATCTCGGTAGTTCGGCGCCGCCTTCGTCGTCACGAGTTTCCTCCCGCGGTCCCCTCTCGTGACACCGAGCCCACGGAAGATGAATGTGGGCCTGCACCGCACTTCCGCGGCTTGGCGTCTCATCAATCTTCTGCGTTCATTCGGCGACGAAGTTGAGGTTATTGTGCCCTCTCACGCCATGAGTGCCGGCACCCTGATGGCGATTGGCTCGGACAAGATCGTAATGACAAAGCAAGCGGCGTTGGGTCCAATTGACCCAAGCCTCAGGGACCACTCTCTGAACCCGCTGAATCCCACCGCGTTAAACGAACGGGTTCCGGTTAGTGCGGAAGCCGTGCGTGGCTACATCGAAGAGATAAAAAAAGACATCACCGACCCCTCTGCCCTCGCGGCAGTTTGGAATAACTTGTCGCATCAAATTCATCCTCTTGTACTCGGAGAGATATTTCGACTCGGGGTACAAATACGTAATATGGCAGGTTCATTGATTAGGCGGCAAGTCGAGGATGAGGCAAAACAAACGGCAATAGTGAATCTTTTGTGCTCTGACTCAGGAAGTCATGATTACACGATAAATCGTAGGATTGCCGCGGAAATCGGGCTGAATGTTGAAAAGCCAACTGCCGATCTGTACAAAATCCTTACGGAAATTGTGAAATCATATCATTCCGAACTGCAAACCTTGGTGCCTTTTTCGGCGCAAGCCCTACTAGCCGGTCAGGCCCAGGCAAGGTATCAGTTGGTAAGAGGGCTGATTGAGGCAACCGATTCAGGATGCTTCGGTTATGTCACCGAAGGAGAGGTTGCGTTGGGAGCGGCCCCGGCTGCGGGCGCGGCCCAGCCAATAACCTTGACCAAGACGTTCGAAGGATGGAGGAAATTGCCATGACGCAGACAGCGGATGCGAGCAAGCATTACCGACCAACATCCAGTGCCCCCCGGTTCGTATCGGAAACTGCGGCGGCTGCCGATCCACAGAGCCGGCGCGACCTTCATCGGTCATCTTCAACCGCTGACTGGATTATCCCGCCGACCGTTGCCAGTATCCCCGCCATACCTGAGACGGTGGTCTACGAAGGGCAATAGCAGTCACGTTGATGTACTGCTCGCCGTTGCTGGAGCGACGGTTGTCCTCACGCCAAGCCATTTCCGAGGCGTAGGCATTCAGGTAACGGCCGCTGATATGATGATGCGTGCCGATTTCAGCCCGACGCATACGCGAGAAGAAGCTTTCTGCCTGATTGGTGCAAGCGTCCGCGTCTGAATAGGCATGTTGATGGTTGATGCGCTTCGTCAGGAAGCGGGCGTGCAGCGCGTCCCAATGGACCGCTTCATCGGCATAGAGCGTGGCAGTCGGGTCAACAGACGCGGCCACATGCGGTAGCGCTTGCGCCTCCGAACCGAACACGCCCGTTGAGGTGCGGCCCGCGCGCTCACGCATGACGACGACGACACGGCGCTTCCCGGTCTGATACCTGGCGCGGCGACGGTCGATGCGATCCGCCTTGTAGTTGGCAGGGCGGATGTGGCCGCCGAAATAGGCGCCGTCCACCTCGACATGGCCTGTCAACTGCTCAACCTGGGCCTGTTCGGCAGCGATGGCTTCCCGCAGCTTGTGCGACAGAACGAAGGCCGTCTTGTATTGAACGTCGAGATCGCGGCTCAATTGAAGGGCGGCGTAGCCCTTGGCCCCATTCACGAAGATCGCAATCGCAAGAAGGTAGTCGCGAATGGGAAGTTTGCGGCTGGCGAAGATCGTCCCCGACGTGACCGAAAACTGCTTTTGGCAGGCCTTACATTTGAAGATGCGGCGAGCCTTGAACGTGTAGCAGGCATCACATTCGCAATAGGGGCAAACCGGCTTGCCTTCCGTCTCGACCCAACGGATAGCCTGAAAAGCGCTGTTGGCCTGCTCTTCCGTCATGCGCGCCACCTTCGCCAATGAAAGCGAACGGGCTGCGGTCGAAAGGAGGAAATGCTGAGCCATTGCCATGCCAACGTTTTTCGTTGACATCAGACATAATGGTTGAAATGACCGAGGTCAACAAAAATCGTTGGTGTTGACGAAAATAATTTGATGGGTTATGGCTCATGTCATGACACCGGAACAATGCAGAGCCGCACGCGGCTGGTTAGATATCTCTCAACAGGAATTAGCCGATGCAGCAAACGTATCGCTATCGACTGTCCGCGACTTCGAAAAGGGCCGACGCGCCCCAATTGGTAACAATCTCAATGCGATGCGAACGGCATTGGCTACAAGAGGGATTGAACTCACAACAAACGGCATTGTCGGACCGCAGAAATCCAGCGATCCGACTTGACATAAGCCGCAGATTCGACTAGTAAATTTGTCGTTCTTTGGTGGACCGACAGGGGATTGGACCCTGAGACCCCGGTGCAAACCCAAGGCCCGAACACCAGTTCCCGGCCCGCCAGAGTGACCCGGACGCGCCAACGTCCGGATCACCCATTAGGAACGGAAGAGCTTAGGCTCTTCTCATGTACCACCTCCCGGGCCGGCTTCACGGCCCTGCTCGGGTTGATGATCAAAGGCCTCCGACTGTTCCCTCCCGGAAAGCAAGTCGGTGGCCTTTTCCCTTTCGGGAACTGAATATAGCGGAGAGTCGGGATCTGGCTTTGATAGCCTTCCGTGCTTGTTCCATATCCGCCACGTTGTTGACCGAACGGCAGCCAAATCGGCGGCCCATCCTTTCGCAATGATAGCGTCAAAAATTTCCTTCGGTTCAAGGCCCTTGCGCCCCTGACGATGGGCCTCGGAAACGACAGCCACGATCTTGTCCGTCAATGGCGGCTCTTTGCTGGCGACCTTCGGTGGAACGACCGCCTGCTCCTGTTTATTTGCCTCGCCAGGCGCAGCCCGTTTTGCACCTGACAGGCGGGCCATAACACGGCCAGCCGTATCAAGCTCAACAAGTTCGGCTTCATATTCGCTCAACATGGTCCTCAGCCGGTCAATCTCGGCCTCAACCTCGCGACGGCGATTCGTTATCAGGTTGTTGTCCATGACGCCTGTTAACACCACGGCGACCTTGAATCAACAGGCATGTTAAGGGAAAACGCATCACTTGTGAACGAACAGGGTACGTCACCCATAATTCACAGGTGCGTTTGATACATAATACCGTCTCACATGGCGGGCAAAGCGCCTGCGCGGCATTCGCGTAGAGCCGGACAGGCAAGCCGAGCACCAGGCCGACATTGCCGCCATAGACCGGGTGCTGGTCAACGTCCTCGGCTTCGCTGGCGACATAGATGCTCTGACACGAGATTACAGGCGAGAGGCGCTGTTCCGGCGCAATGAGCTGCGGCGCATGGTCTGTGACGCTCTGAGAGAGGCCAACGGCCCGCTTACGGCCCGCCAGATCACGGAACGGGTGATTGCGCGCAAGGGTCTGGAGGTGCGGCCCGGAGCGCAGTCGAAACAGTGGATCAACCGCGTCAGGAAGATTTGCCAGAAGCTGCCGCTGGAGGCGACGGTCGCGGGTGATGGGTGTCGAGCCTGGACGGGGAGGCGATCTTGAAATGCGCCAGTCAGCAGTTCTGAAGGATTGTTCGGATTGCCGTCTTGTCGTCCTCAGATAGGTACCGCGCCTCGTTCAGTGCTTCGATCATCGGCTCGCAAAGCGCCTTGGAAACCGTTCCGATTACTCCAAGCTTCTTAATCGCCTGTTCGACCAGATAGTCATCCAGCATCAAGGGATCGCCGCATTCTATATGGCTATCGTGATCTAGGAACGGGTGCTCCGGGCCGCACTTTATGGGAACAGCGGGGCGCCACACATTCTTCGTGTTGATCCTATAAAACCATCCCTCTTCGGGATGGATGGAAACAACCATTTTCGGGCCTGGAGGAGTGATCGTTTCGTCCAGAATGCGGATGACTTGTAACGGAACGATCATGAGAACGAACTTTAGAGACGCATAAATCGCGCGTTCTCTTGAAGATATTCAATGATCGCGCCCTTCTCAGGCGTGTCATCCAGCATATCCTCATACCGCATTATCCCGAGGTCGGCCTTCTGCCAATCTGCGCCGTGGGTTGCTGCGGTGCGTTCGGTAAAATTCATCCGCAAAGAGCAATCAAGCGCCCACTCCAAAACCTCGCGGTTGGTGGGTGAGAGCCCTGACAAGTCAGGATCGGCATTCTCTTCAAGGTGTAATTTGTACCCTTGCAACCGCCAAGGTAACCGGTCTGTCTGCAATTCAGCAAGCCAAAGAGCCTCCCCTTTGGCCATTTCATAGATTTCGAGCGGTACCGGCCCGAATTTCATGGCTTTGTAAGTCGCACCGAAGATCGGACGATGGAATTTGTTCAAGTGCGCCTTGTCGGCAAAATAGCAAGCTTTTAGGGCGGCATGGAGATCGATATCTCCCGCCTTCGCCAGCATCCAATGCAGCGCAGCCCGCGCCTTTTGCGCTGAGAATTTGAAACGGATGTTGCCCATGTGGCACCTAAGATAGGAGATTCTGTTTGTAGAATCAATACCTTAGATTTGTTTTGTTGTTTTCAATGGGTTAGGCAGCGTTCCGCTGCCAATACCCCGCCCAAACCCGGCTCACTGGATGATTGAGCGAGCCGCCTAGCAGCGCGAAGGTGTTCCCGCCATTTGAGCGGCGACGGTGATCCTCCAGCCACGCAGCATGGTTCGCGTACTGGTGAAGGTACTTGTGCGACACGAAATGATGCTGGCCACCCACCATGCGACGCAGGCGTGAGAAGTAGCTTTCCACCCAATTCGTATGCTTGCCGCCTTCCGAGTAGGCTTGCGAGTGGTTGATGCGGCCCGTCGAGAACAGCATTTCCAGCACGTCCCAATGAGTAGCTTCATCGGCAAACAGGGTCGTGCCGGGGACGATGCGAGCGCGGGCGATGTCAACGCCTTCGGCTTCACGGTGACGGACAAACGAGAGGGTGCGGCCACCGCGCTCACGCAGCGCCACAACAACACGGCGGCGGTCTGACTGGTTAGCCTTCACGCGACGGTCCTTGCGGTCCTCTATGCGGTTTTCCGGGCGGACGTGGCCGCCAAAGTACGCACCGTCAATCTCGACTTCGCCGTCCAGCATCTCGCCAGCGGTTTCGGCGGCGAGAGCCTCACGCAGCTTGTGCGCCAGGACGAATGCGGTCTTGTACTGGCAGTCCAGATCGCGAGAGAACTGGACCGCAGACATGCCCTTGGAGCCGTTCACAAAGAGGCAGATCGCCGCGAGCAGGTCGACAAAAGCCATCTTGCGGCTGGCGAAGATCGTGCCGGACGTAACCGAAAACTGGTGATAGCAGGCCGCGCACTTGAACTTGCGGCGGGTCGGAATGTCGTAGGCATCGCAGCAGCCGCACTTCGGGCAAACGGCCTCGCCGTTCGTCTGCGGCCAGCGGAGCTTGCGGAACGTCGAATAGGCGGCCGCCTCGCCACCCTTGTAAACCTCCTTGAGGGAGAGGGTGCGGCTTGCTGCGGAGAGAAGGAAGTGCTGTGCCATTTGTCATCACATCCGATGATATTATTCATCGTATATGCTGACTTGTATCATCGTTGTCAAGGGTTTATATCATCGGATATGATGATATTTCGGAGTGACAAGGATGGCGGCTAAGTCGGACCCTCAGACCGTCGAGTTTGAGACGCGAGCGAAGAACCTCCTAAAGGCTGAGTTGAAGCGGAAGGGCGTCACATATGCCCAGCTCGCCGAGAAGCTGGCGGCTATGGACATTCACGAGACGGAACGTAATCTGAATAACAAGATCAGCCGAGGGGGGTTTAGTGCGGCGTTCTTGCTCCAGTGCCTAGAGGCGATAGGAGCCAAAGACCTGCGCTTGAACTGAATTGCTATTCGGCAGGGCTAAGGAGAATGTGCAGCCATTCGACGTTGACCGCTGCCGTCCAACTGTCGTTCCCACCTTCCGCCGCCATGCGCCTGATGGTCACGGCATATGGTCGTCCATCGTAGTGGCCGATTGGCTTTGATGGTTCGCTCCAGACCTGCGGGAAGCCCTTCCCTGTGTGATGAATTACGATGGGGATAGAGCATTTGAACCCGCCGTGCGGGTAGCTGATAAGGTCGATTTCAAAAGAGATGGCGTCTCCGGATTCCGCCTTATAGACAGTCTGATCTAGTTGAAATTTTACCCGGCGCCCCATCCACGTTCTCGGAATATGGATAACGGCGGTAGCCGAGCTGTCTTTCCCGTGCGGGAAGCTCAGATAGGTACGGTCAAGTCCGGCTTGACTCGGAGCTTTGAAGACCTTGCAGCCTTCTTTTACGTTCGGCTTGAACTCGTCTGCCCCAACCCAAATGTCATCATATACCTGTTCGTTGGCGGTGGTGTTTAATATTTTGAAGTAATGCTTGAATCCAGAATCCGTTCTAAGAACGTCGATTTCACAAACCGTCACGCCGCCTGGGCGATGATCAAATTGTAACACTTGGTTTGCGTACATCTCTAACTCAGCCGCCAAGCTGATAAACTTCGTTCGCCCCGGTCCTTGCACCACATAGATCCGGTAGCTGCCTTCTCGCGGGTTGATGGGAGCGCGAAAAGTGGTTTCTCCGAGAAGAATAATGTGGAAGGCTTTCCCTTGGGTGCAATCGATCCGCAACTCCGGCTGCCACGGGAGCGGGATGAGCGCCGCGTCAGCTGCGGGAGACTGCTGTACATTCACTGTCAGCGGCAATGTACCTACAGGCTGAGCCGGAGCAGATAACAGCAGATGTCTTGGCCACGACACCCACATCAACCAGAGTGTAGCAACCAGCGCAAACCCCCATGGCACCCACCATGGAAGGCCAAGTATCCAGACAAAGAGTTGGTCTAGCCGCGACATGGCCGTATCCACGTCGTCTGGCGCTGTAGACCAACCAACGAGGTCGAGCGTGGTGCGTACGCCGGCAAACAGCCAGCCACCAGCGACGACCACGATGCTCGCGAGCCGTTTGAGAAACACCCCCATGGCATGCAACATGCCTGAAGGCTCTCGCCTTGTGGAGTCGGTCTATTCCACATCAATGCGCGCATAGCGCGGTTCCTTTCTTGGAACCGGCTCTAGGTCGCTCTGCACCGCTTGGTGCTTTTGCTACCTAAGGCCGGAAATGCGGTAGTCGCTACGGTTCGCCATCCTATCCCTCCACCGTGCGAGAGCGGGCGGCAACGCGAACGCGAGGCTTGATCCAGCCGCGCGGGACAAAGCCGATCTCGGTCGCGAGCTTGCGGTGCTTCTCGGTATCGAGGCGATCCGGAAGCTTGCGGACGTGGGCTTTCACCTTGCAGGCGCGGGTCATGCGGCACCTCGCATTGAATGGGGACCGGCGGCAGCCGGGGTTTCGGGGGAGGGGGAATGACTGCCGCCGGGTTCGCTCACCACGAGCGAATTGGGGTAAGCGGACCATTGAGCCGCGATTTCAGGAAACTTCTTGCAGATGGCCGCGATCAGAGGATCGGATGCCAAGTCGTGCGCCATCATCTCGTAAAGTTCAGCCTCTGCCTGTAAACGCGTGATCTTCGCTTCCAGACGCGCGACTTTGCTCTTGAGCATCAGCATGGTTTCGGTACTCATGCCGCCTCCGATCTGGCGGTTGAGCCGCGTTCGACGCCTAGAAGATCGTCAATGAATTCGAGAACGTCGGTTTTGCTTTGCTGGAACTCCTTGGCACCCATCGCCTTCACGGACTGGCTTTTGGCCGTCCAGACACGCACGACGGCATCACGCACGGTTACGACGGCGAAGTCGTCCATGGGCTTTATGAAGGCGGCGACGCGTTCTGCCTCAGCCTGAGAAGCAGCGACTATGGTTCGTTCGTCGCGATACCCTTTCCAGACCAGCGCCTTCTTCCGAAGATGCTCGGACGTAGGATACTGCTCCAACATCATGTCGGGCATGGTTCGCCACGCATCGGCGATCACCGCGAAATAGTGCCGATGACTGTTTGCTGAACGGTCGTGATGCTCGACCATCGCGTAGACTTCGCCGACGACGAACTCTTGATCGGCCTTCGCGGCCCAATAATTCGAGACGACTCGGAAGTCGCCTTCGCCTTCATACCTGAGACGGAGCGGGGCGCTTACCATCGCCAATCTCCGATGCCGTCGAAATAGGCCGCCACGACGGACGCCGCTCGGTTCTGCGCGGTTGCCTCATAATAGGCATTCTGCATGAGCTTGAATCCGCCGGCCTCGTTCAACTTCCGGCCGATCTGCTTGCATTCCGACTGCTGCGACGGGGGAACGTCTTCGTGCTCGTTCCATCGCTTGGTCAGGTCACAGAGCTGGTTGATGAGGGCCTGTTCCACGATCAGCCCGCCATGAGGTAGCGAGCGCTGTCCGGCAGCGGCTCGTTGTCGGGTTCATACTTGGCGCGGAGAGCGGCGACCTTCGCGTCGACTTCGCGGAGGAAGGGGACAACCTCGCTCTCGATCTCCTTAATGCGCGCATCGTCCCGCTCGACGCGCTGAATGTGCAGGCGCATGTTCTCCGGGAAACTCGGATTGTAGGAGACGAAGTCGCACCAGGCGCGCTTGCAGCATCGCATCTGCCACAACATCTGGACGAGATACTTGTCTGGGATAGGCTCTCCGAGGAGCGTAGCAAGGTGCTGGGCCGGCTGCGGACACTTGATCTCCAGAAGCCCCTCGCTTGCTACCAACCCGTCCGGGCTGGCGTGGGTGCCTGCAATGTCAGGGTGCTTCACAAGCCCGATCTGCTCGACGCTGGTGTTCGTCCAGAACTCGTAGGCTATGCGAGCCTCCGGCTCCGTCTCGATGCCATGCAGCATCGCCGCGTTCTGATAGGTGTCCTGCGGCTGGCCCGTCAGACGTTCTATGACCATCGTGGCCATGCGGTTTGCACGGCTAGCGGCATAGCCGCTCTTTGTTTTGGCGATGGCTTCATGAACCGCTGAAGCGCCCAAGCTGCCAGCGCGGGCCTGCCGCCATTCTTCAGTGCCCTGCAGCATAGGTCCGGCTCCTGTTGCAGATGTCGCTAATCAGTTGGAAAGAGACGCCGTATTCGCAGGCGATCTCCTTGAGAGTGGCCCCGCCTTCACGCAGAGCGCGGATACGCGGATGGTGGGCTGGCGGTATTTTGGTAAGAGGATGACGCTCGCCGCTGGCGACACTCTTCCGGCCTTTTTTGATCATGTCCTGCGTGTTGTCGCGAGGCGATCCAAGGAAGAGATGCTCAGGGTTGATGCAGGATGGCTGGTCGCAGGTGTGACAAACCAGCATGCCGTCAGGAGACCCCTTGAACTCCGAATATGAGATTCGGTTGGCCCGGAACTGCTTCCGCCCGATGGTCAGGACGCCGTATCCATCTCTGTCCTTGCTACCGGTCCACAACCAGCAGGTGCCGACCCTTTCAATGTTCCGCAGAAGCCGAGGCTTGAGCGGTTCTCTCGCCCTAGCCATTGGCTTGCCCCTTCTTCTTGTTCAGGGATGCGAGCGCTCGCGGCAGGACCGTGGCCGGCATGGCAGCAATGGATTCGATGCCGAGGTAAGTGCAGAACTTTTCGGTATCCGTGCCTGTCTCTTCGATGAGCGCCAGGACGCGCGCGGCTTGCGCCTGATTGATCGGCTCATCTGCCTCGGATGATTTGCGCCCGTCGTCATCCTCGCTGGCGGCAAGACCGAGCGCAGCCTTCAGCGTCATGCGCTGCAGGTAGGTCAACGTCGATCCGACCTGCTGAATGGCGTTCTTGTTGCCGCTATCGTCGCGGGGTCCGCAGAGCGTGGTTTCTTCGGAATAGCCGAGGCGATGTGTCACAATGCAGGTGACGGTGATCGGCTCGTTCGGCTGCGCACTGGTGCGGAACCGATAAGACAGCCCATACTTGGACAGGATCGGGTTAACTGTCGCGGCTATCTCGGCGAGGTCTTCGTGCCTGTAGTGTGTGCGACCCTTGGATGACGTGAAGTCGACCGTTCGGTTTTTCCGGATCGTCGGGATTTCAGCCTTGGCAGCAGCCATAGCTTCATCAAACGCCTTGCGGCCCTGGTTGGCTTCCCATCGCTCTTGTAGCGCGAGGAGCTTTTCCAGCGTCTCTGGTGCGGCTCCGGTAGCAAGTGCCCGGTCGATCATCGTCATGGGCGTGACAATGGCTGGCGCATCGCTCACGATCTGCCGGCCCTGCGACTCCTGGATTTCAAGCGCGGTGTTCATGCGATTTCCCTCTTCATCGAAGGCAAGCGCTCGCCGATCCACTGTTCGTAAATCGCGTTCCACTTGCGCTTTGCGTTGTAGATGTCCGACTGCGGCGGGCCGTATCCTGCGGCCTTTGCGTGTTCGGCATCGGCAATCATGTCGCCGAGGATTTGGAGCTGGTCGCCGGGCGACTTCCCGGCAATCGCGAGGTCAGCGCGCTTAGACCAGAAGACAGCCATCGGGTCCGCGCTCATGGCAACAACCTCTCCACCCAGCACGGCGCCGTGACGCACAGGACAATCACCTGAGCGATGCGCCATGGATTGGAGGCCGCCCATTCGCAGGCGGCGTTGAGGAGGCGGTCAGTAACCACTTTCGGCCTCCCTCTTCGCGTTCATCCAGCGGATGCGCGCCTCGCTAGCTTTGCGACCCACTTCGGCAAGCCGCATAAAATTAGGGCGGGCGGAGAAACCGAACCGCTGCTGTTCGGTGGAGGCCTCGCCTTCAAGGCGTCGATACTCAGCTTCCAGAGCGGCGAGATTGGCGTTCATCTATGCAGCCCTCCCCTTGCGGTTCTCGCGGTTTAACTTGTGCCGGAACCATTCGCGCTCGATCATCTCGGCGCGAATTTCGGCGATCTGTTCGTCGGTGAACCAGTCGAGCCCGCGCCAACGGGCGATCACGCGGTGTAAGGCTGCATCGAACGTATTCCGCCCGCCGAGGCTGTAAGAATTGATCTTGATCTGGTGCTCGTGTCGGTGACGCATCAGAGGCTCCTTGGGCGGCATTCGCGCCGCCTGCTGGGGGTTAGTCGGCAACGCGGCGCCAGCCTTCTGGCCGCTGCTCTCGTTGACGGCGGATTTCGTACATGCCGGGCTGAAACTGGATGCTGTCGTGCCGGTGGTGGTCGCGCTTGTGATCCAACGCCGTTGGTCGATTGACCTTGAGCCATGAAATCAGCGGGTTATCGCCGTTGAACATCTGCACTGTCGGAAGGGCGTCAGACCGGTCGAGAACCATGACGTGGTCATGGCCGGTTTCGGAATGGGCGATAACCAACTCGCCTTTGTCGTTGGGGTTCTGCTCCGTCAAGCCATTCGGGATTGTTGCCACCCGGATAAACATTACGTCGCCCTGCGCAGCGCATTTCTCGAAAGTCTTCATGCTCGTTCCTTTCAGGTTCTGATTTCAGGGATGATGAAGTCGCTGGCGCTTAGGCCGTAGGACGCAGCCTGCGCTTCCAGGATCGTCGTGGCCCGTGCGTCGGCCATGACCGCGATTTCGCGGCCGGTGCCGCATCTTGCGTGGATGAACTTTTGCGGGCCGTGATCGGGCAAATCGATCTCGACAAGCCGACCAATCTGCGGGTCGTCATCGGCATCGATGATCCGCGCGCTCATCGAATTGATGATGTTGTGCCAGCCGAGAATTTCACACGCCGCTGCACGCTGGTCGACATTCGGCCACGTCAGAGCGATTTTGGCGGTTAGGCTGGCGCGATCTTCAACCCACTCAGCCGGAACGCGCGTTCCGTGCCACGCATGGATTGCAAATCCGTCACGGTATTCGAGTGCCGGTCCATCCTCACAATGGAGCCGGTTCTGATCATCGCAGCGGAGAATACGCGGCCGATCTGTGATAATCACGGCGCCTGCGAAAAACCAAACCCACCCACAGTTGGCTGCGATCCGAGCAAGCGGCTCGATCTTCTCGGCTCCGGGGAGATTGCAAACGCGATGGAAGTACGATGCCCATGAGAGCCATCCGGCTTCGTGCTGGCTATAGAAAGCAGCCCGGACCTGATCCCAGACCTGAGCCCGGACCTGATCCCAGACCTGAGCCCCGACCTGATCCCGGACCTGAGCCCAGACCTGAGCCCCGACCTGATCCCGGACCTGATCCCAGACC